CCCAATAACTGACAAAGAGTATTTTGAGTTAAATAAAAAATTTGGAAAATTATGTTATTATGCTGCACATCAATTAAAGAAAAAGAATTCTAGAAACAATGTAGCAGAGGACATTGAAGATATTAACCAAGAATTACAAATGTCAATTATAAGAGCTGGTTCATACTATAAAAGGCAAGTCTACATAGAAAAATGTATTAAATTAAGTAAAATTTATGTTAAAAATTTATTCATCAGTAAGATTGTTGAAAGTTTGGATAACCTATGGGAGAACAAAACTAAACATGGTGCAAACAGACAAAAATTTGGAGATTATCAAGAATTCATACTAGAAAAAATAATAGAAAATTATATTCCAAAAGAAAACAAACCTAATAAAAATGATATTTTAAAAATTGATTGCAAGTTTTCCACATACTGCAAAGCAATTGTTTGGAATGGTCAAAAATCTATGGGTAAAAAAATAACTAAAGAAAAAAACATAAGATCCGGGCAATGCAGCTTGAGTGAATACGATTATTTGGTTACCGGTTGATAAAAATTCTTCTGTGCTATACAATGTTACAAACACCTTAAAAATAAAGCAAAAGATGACAGAACTAACAAAAGAAGAAGAGCACCGTCTAGCACAAATTATTTCTGAAGAGGACAATAGTCAAATATCAAAGTTTAGTTGGGACGACAGTTTCCAAACTAGATTGGTTGGAATGCTTCTAACTGATAGATATTTTTTAATTCAATCCTTGGATAAAGTAAAACCAAATTATTTTTCAAAAGAAATACACGTTCAAATAGTTAATTTTCTTTATTCATATTTTGACAGATATAAAACATTACCTGAAAAATGGTTTTTAAAAGAAGAAATTTTTAAAGAATATAAAGATAGAACTCCAGAAATTCAAATAGCATCTCTTGCTGAAATTGAAAAGGTTTATGATTTCTATATCCCAGGAATAGACACAAGAGAAGCTTTAATAGATAAAATAACTTATTTTGCTAAGGTTCAATCTGTTAAAATCGCATTTCATAAGTGCTTAGATAAAATGACCAAAGCCCCAGAAGATGAGGCTACTTGGAATTATATTTATGATCAAATGAGACAAACAATGCTCATAGATAGAAACTATGAGCCTGGGTTTGAATATTTCAAAAATATTGAAGAAATGTTTGAAAGGATGAAAAAGACATATGAAGGCGTGGATACATTCACCACCGGTTTTGATGGCATAGACAACGCTTTAACTGGCGGCGGACTGCAAATAGGAAATATTGGAGCTTGGATAGCCCTTCCGGGCACTGGTAAATCACTTGCCATGTGTCGAGCCTCTGTTGAGAATGTAAAAAGAGGAAAAAAGGTTCTTTACATAACAATGGAGATGGATGAACTAGGAATAAGCCAGAGATTTACAAGTCAATGGATTAAATGCGATATTAATGATTTAATGAGTAGCAAACAAAGAATTATAAATCATGTAGAAGCTTTCAAAGAAGATAAACTAGACTCCAACATGCTTATAATTAAACAATTTCCTGGTGGAACAATGGACGTCAATGGAATTAAAGCATATTATGCTCAATTAGTAATGAGGGGATTCAAACCTGATTTACTTGTTGTTGATTATGTTGGTGAAATGAAGGATGATCCGAGTTTACAAAAATACGAAAGTGCATATAGAATTTTAAGAGATTTAAGAGCATTTGGAATAGAGCAAAAACACTGCACAATAACATGTGTTCAACCAAACTCAAGTGCAAGCAAGCTTGAACAAGGACAATATATTGATGAAAGTAATATAGGCACAAGTTTCGACCAATTTAAACCATTAGATTGTTTTTGGAGCATCAATCAACAACCAATTGAAAAGGATGCAGGAGTAGCCAGATTATTTATAATCAAACACAGAAATGGAAAAAGTCGTTTTCCATTATGGGTTAATTTTGATTATGAATTTGGAACTTTGGACATAAATGAAATAAGCCAAGAATCTTATAAACAAAAAATGAATCTTGTAAATCAAAAGAAAGCTGATACAATAATGGACAACAAAGACTCCATTACAAAAGATTCAAACAGTAAAGGTAAAAAAGGAAAAAGTAAAATTCTTTTTGATCCGACAGACGAATCTAATGTTGACACATTTGAATGAAAGTAAAATCTATGAATGCTCCAATTGAGACTGTTAAAGTTAATGTTAATGGTAAAGAGATAACTCTTGATGCAAAGAACATGGAATTCTCAGACAATACTCTGAATGAATACATGGAAAAAGAATATGGATGGGTAGATTATTTTGGTAAGCAATTAGAATATGCCCAAAAAGAAAGACTTGATGCCGAAATAGATGCAGAAGCCATTTTTAGTCAAAAGTATATAGAAGCCAAAGATGATGGCGGAACAGAACAATATGCAAAAGCAAAAGCTAATGCAAATCCAGATGTTATTTCTGCAAAGAAAAAAGTTGTAGAATTAATCGAAGTTGTTGGTCAAATAAAAGCTCACTTAAAAGCATGGGATAGAAATCATGATAACGCTCAAAATCGTGGATATACTTTAAGAAAAGAAATAGATAAGCTTAACAAAGATGTTTATAAACTCTCAGACATAGACCGTTTTGTATCAGAGGCATGAAAGTGAATTACAAGATAGACCCAGACAACTGTACAGATTTTAATCTAGATAAAAGTGGATTGGAACTCCATATTTTATTTTGGATATTTGCAGCAGGCAAAAATGGACATACAGCCTCAAGGTGTTTAGACAATATTCTTCAAGAGTATAGTAAAAAAACAAATTTAGAAAGCCCTTTTGATATTGTTAGAAACATAGAAGACTTACCTCAAGAATTAAAAAGATTCGGTGTAGGTTGTTTTAATAATAAAAGCAAATCTATAAAAGATTTGATAAGTAAAAATTTTGATTTATCAAAATGCACTATAGAAGAGCTAGAAAGTGTTTGGGGACTTGGACCTAAAAGTGTAAGGTGTTTTTTGATACACACAAGAAAAGACCAAAATCTGGCAGGATTAGACAGACATGTTTTAAGATACCTGGGAGAATTGGGATATAAAGTTCCAAAATCTACTCCTAACAAAAAACAATATATAGAGATTGAAAAAATATTCATTGAATTGGCTAAAAATTCTGGAAAAACTGTAAGCGAGTTTGATTTAGAGATATGGAAAAAATACAGAGTAAAGACAGTATGAGTAATATTAAATGGACTTTTGCCTCCACCACCATTTTAGGTAAAAATAAAAATGCCTAAAGCAGCAGACTTAAAAGGTCAAACTTTTGGAGAATTGCTTGTTCTTGAAAAAGTACAAAGCAAATTTATTGGAAAGAAAAAACGTATATCTAAATCCACATGGAGATGTAGGTGTTCTTGTGGTAAAGAAGTATTTGTGATGGCTACCAATTTGAGAAATAAGGGAAAAGGCACAAGATCTTGTGGTTGTAAATTCTTAAAATCAAAAAAATATAATTTTAATGATTTGACTGGTTGTAAATTTGGGTATTTAACTGTCGTCAATAAAAGTGATAAATTTACAAAAACCAGAGGTGTTATTTGGGTTTGTAAATGCGAATGTGGAGAAATCTGCGATGTTCCCACAAACTCTTTGACGTCAGGAAATAAAATAACATGTGGCAATAAGAAAAATCATACAAATAATAAATTAGATCCACTTAGACGAAGATGTGGTGAAATACCACTAAGTCATATTAATAATACAAAACAAAATGCTATTAAAAGAAATTTTTTGTTTACTGTAACTCCCGAATATTTATGGGATTTATTTATTAAACAAAACAAAAAATGTGCTCTCTCCGATATACCACTTCAGTTCACCCCTCACAGATCGGACACCTCAACAAGAAAAGATTTCACAAACGCCTCTCTAGATCGGATAGATAATTCAATTGGATATATAGAAGGAAATGTTAGGTGGGTTCATAAAAAAATAAATATTATGAGAATGGCTTTAAATGATGAACAATTTTTGGAATATTGTAGAGCTTGTTTTTTGAATCAATACTCTGTTGGTAAAATTGATCGTCCAACCTTTGATGAATATTTTTTAAATATAGCATTCGACGTCTCACTCAGATCAGATGATCCTAATATTAGGCATGGAGCAGTAATAGTCACTAATCAAAATCACATTATTGGAACTGGTTATAACAACACAATTAGAAACTCAGATAAAAGTAAAATTCCTTATAATATAAGGGAAAAAAAACGACCCTGGATGATTCATGCTGAAGAAAATGCTATGCTGAATAGCAGAGAAAATCCTCTAACAATAGGTGGAGCTAAAATTTATATAACAGGAATTCCTTGTGTTAATTGTCTACAAAGAATTATTAATTTTGGGATCACAGATATAATATACGCCAAAAGAATGGGTTCTATTACAGAAAATGAAGAAACCAGTAAGATGAGAGAAGATATTATAAAAATGTCAAAAATTAAGATTAGTGAAGTAAGCCTGGAAAATTTTTGGTTAAAAAGAGCGATAATTAATTAAATTTGTAAAATAAAATGTTAGACACACTAGAAAACGATTTAAAAAAATCTTTAATTACAACCAAAGTATTAACAAGTAATTTTAAATTTATTGACGAAGCTAGCAAGAAAAGTCATGCCTACAACGATAGTTTGTATATACCTTTTTATTACCATCTTGGAAAATATTTAAAACCTAATTCATTATTAGAAGTCGGTGTCGATTTAGGTTTTATAAGTAGTTGTTTTTTAAAATCTTGTAAAACTGTAGAGTATTACTTTGGATTTCAATCAAAAACAGAAATAAATTGGGATAAAAGTTTATATCTTTCAAATATTAAAAAAAATTATAAAAAAAAGATAGAAACATATTATGGAGACTTTCTTGATAAAACGTTTTTAGAAAACATAGAAAATAAAAAATTTGATGTTGCTATAATAAGCATAAAAGATAATTATGATAAACTTTTTGCTCTTTGCGATTTTATCTATTTAAATTTAAACAAGAATGGATATATGGTTTTTGATCACATAAAAAATAATAAAAGCAAAGAAATATTTTTTAATATTGCAAATGGATATAAAAAAGAATATAAAGTGTTTGAAACAAGAAACATAACAGGAGTTGTAAAAAAATAATGGGATACGAAATAACTTTTTACCATAAAGAAAAAGATAAAGAAACGGGCGAATACAATGAATCTGGAACTTTTAAGAAAAGAGTTGGAGATCCTTACGAAGATACCCCAATCGAAAATCTGGCGAGTGTTATTTTAAGACAATTGGCAAGAAGAGATATTCTTGTAGAAAATGTTGAAATATTTGAAATAACAAAGAAAAAGATAAATTTCAAAGAATCAAAAAGCGGTATAGTAATTAAAAATAAAAAATTTGGATTAGATGATACTTTTGAAGTAAAAGCAGAGAATACTGAAACCCATGTGATCAACAACAACACAGAAGAAGAAGCCTTTACTTACACCAATGTAGTTCAACCTGACTCTGTGCGTAGATCTATCAAAAGAATGGCATATGTCCCAGAACCACAACAACATATAAAATTGTTGAAATCTGGAACTAAATTAACTCAAAATAAGTCTTATGATATATTTAAAATTCAACAACATCCCGTACTCCCAGCAACAGAAATTTATCTTGTAATAGATGATAATGGAAAAGAAAAAAATGTTTCAGATGAGTATTTTGTTCCAAAAGCTCAGTTGGAAGAAGATACAAACGATTTTGGACTAAGCGATGATGGTTTAAATTGGAAAGGTACCGTAAACACAGACATTCCTTCAATAAGGTGATAAAAATGACAAGCAAAAAACAAAAAGATAGAAAAAAGCAAAAAAGAAAAAATATTGCAAAAATTAGAGTTTTAGCAAGAAGAAAAGAATTAAGAGAAACTCTTAAAAAAGAAAGACAAGATCAATTAAGGTTTGATACTGAATATGAATTAAAAAATGGAAAAAAACAACCATTTATTAAAAACATAGACCCAGAACGCGAAAGAATTAAGAATGAAAACATTAAGAAAAAACTAGAACATAATATGAAAATTGTCGAAGCTCTTGAGCAGGAATATTTAGCCGAGGAGCAGAAAAGGCTTGATGCTTTAGAATCAAGCAAAAAAGAAGAAAATTTTGAAAAATCAGAAAAAGATGTTGATTCAGAAAAATAGTTTTGTATAATCTAAGCATTAGGGTGTTACCAATCAAACGAGGAGTTTAAAAATGGCAAATTATGAAGCCTTGGATATTAGTGAACTTGAACTTGAGAGTGCTAGAGTTAATTCAAAGAACACAGGACAGGAAAATTCTACAAACTATGTTCGTATGCCCAGCGGGCAAGGTACTGGTGAAGGAAATTCATTCCTGACAATCAGACTTCTCCCACGCCGTAAGGGACAGCCATTGTTTTGTGCTGTTAAATACCACATGCTGAAGGACGGCAGTGGTAACAAGCGAGTGTTTTTTAGCCCAAAAGAACTGGTTAAAGATGAGAAAGGTCGCCCAAAGTGGGTGGGAGAAAATACGATAATAGACAAGTATCTACGAGATCTTTGGGCAAAGAGTGAAAAAGCCCCAGAGAAAGAAAGACAGGAGCTTCAAGCTCAGTATAGAGAATTAAAAGGTATTGAAAGATACTACTACAACGCCCTAGTTCGTCAAGAAAAAGATCCTAAGACTGGCGAGATAATTAAAAACGTTGGTCCAAAGATTTTTAGTTGTGGTAAGACTATTCACTCGATGATTGTAAGAGCAATTGTTGGCGATAAAGCTGCTGGAGAAGAACCTCTTGGAGATGTAACTAATCCCAAGAATGGTAGAGATTTTAGAGTAGTCAAGAAATTGAATGGTGAGTATCCTAACTACGATCTTTCAAAGTTTATTGAATCATCGCCTCTGGGTGACCCTGAAGAGATCAATGGTTGGCTCGACAATTTGAATGATCTGCAAGCAATCAGAGTTGTTAAGAGCGAAGAAGAACTTAAGCATGCTCTTAAGGTTCATCTTGGAATCATTCAAGAGATGAGCCACGATGATGATGGATATGACTCAAGTGAGTTTTCATCTCCATCTAAAACAACAACATCGACATCTAAGCCTGTTCAAAAGTCTGCTCCCAAAGATCTAGGATTGGACTCCGTATCCTCTTCAGCAGTTGTTGAAGAAGAAGAAATTATGGCTGATGATGAATTTTTGAAGGAAATTGACGATCTATAATTTTGTGTGGTGATGCCCCGTGATAACCCTGCAGCTCAATTAAAAGTTGGGCTGCAGGGTTTTTTTAAACAAAAAAGGAAAAAATTAAAATGGCAAGAAAAAAAATATCAGTATCAAACGACTCTCTGGACGATCTTTTTAAGGAAATAGCCGAAGAAACTGGTGGTGATGTATTAGACAAAATAGACAGCGTAAACTACTTTGTAGACACAGGAAGCTTAGCATTAAATTATATTTGTAGTGGTAAATTTATTGATGGAGGAATACCTGGTGGAAAGTTAACAGAAATTTATGGACCATCAAGTTCTGCTAAAAGTTTATTTGGCAACAATATTCTTTATGGTTGTCAAAAGATGGGCGGAATACCAGTTCTTCTTGATTGTGAAAATAGTGCAAACAAAGAGTTTATTAAAAAAGCAAGTCATTGTGACCTAAACAGGGTATTGAGATATACCCCTCAGTCTCTTGAGGAGGTTTTTTCTAAGATGTATTCTCTTATAGAAAAAATTAGAAAGAAAGACCCAGACAGACCAATTGTTATAGTCTATGATAGCATTGGAGTTTCTCCAAGTGCAAGAGAATTAAGAGAAGTTGATCTGCCAGAAGGTTATGACAAAGCCACATATAAAAGAATTGTAGGTGGCAATGAGCAACCTGGCGAAAGAGCCAAGATATGCTCTCGTGAATTAAGAAAGCTTAATAGCGTTATGGAAAAGACCGGAGCTACGGTAATAATTCTAAATCAAACGAGAGAAAAAATAGGAATAATGTTCGGCAATCCAGAAACGACTGCCGGAGGAGGAAATGCTCTTCCATTCTATGCTAGTTGTAGAATCAGACCTCAGACTCAAAAGAAAATAGAGAAGAAGATAACTGCAAAGAAAAGCAAGATTCTTGGAGTTAACATTAAATTAAAGAATGTTAAAAACAAGACACATAGACCTTTTGTTGAATCAGAAGGTATTCAGCTTCTTTTTGAAAAAGGAATAAATCCTCTTAGCGGTCTTCTTAGCTGTCTTATGGAAGATGACAGGTTGGAAGCTAAAGGAGCAGGCAATTTTATTATTAAAGAAAAGTATTTAGGAGAAGATAAAGAGGATAATAAATTCAAAGCTAGTCTAGATAGAAATGAAATGCCGCTAGAAATTCTCCTCAATCATCCAGCATTAATTAATGCAGAAAGCAGAGAACAGGTTGAAAATTATTTTGCTCCATATATGGAAGCAATTAATTTTGAAATATCTGGTGATGTTGTGGAAGTAGAATCATCAGAAGACGATGATGATCTAATTGATGCCGAAATAAACAGCTAAAACCTTTATGATTTTATAAAAAAAATACAGCCTTGTTTTTAAAGCAAGGCTGTATTTTTTTATAAATTACTTTTTTCCGCCCTTTAGCTTAAATAGAGCATCGGCAGCAATTGGCAAGAAGTAAGAATCTGGATATTGTGTTCTTACGTAAGCATCAGGATAAGCCCATGTTGCTATTCCACCTCTTTTTGTTTTTTCATCAATAACAAAAACAGGTAGTTCTTTTTTGTTGTTTGAGCAATAATCAATAAAACTCTTCATAGTTTTGTTACCTCTTTATTTGCAGGTGTGCAAAATATCTATTCTTATATATTAAAAAATATGTAAAAATAATTTAGAATTTTGTTGAATGAACAAATTTTATTGATATAATACAACTTATCAAACGAGTAATAAAAGTAAAAAGCAATAAAATAAGTGTATATTTTTAATGCTTTTTAAAAAATAAAAACTCAAAACAAAGGATTTGTCATGACTAATCTTAATGTTCAGGTTACAAACAAGAAGAGTAGCAATGTTAGTTATTTTGAGGCAACTGTGGGCGTTGAGGGTCTTCGTCCAACAAAGTTGGAGAGAAAGGCTGACGGTAGCACGTTTTTCACAACAAGATCTGCCCTGATCACGGCTGCCAAGAATATAGCCAAGAAGCTAGGATATACGAACGTAAAAATAACAGAGGATGGAACATCCATGGTTAAGCGTGCAAGTAAGTCTGTTCCACCAAAAATGATTAAAAAGAAGCCTTTAACACTTTGCAAGAGTTGATACTAAAACTAAAACAATAGTTAGTTTTAAAACCCTCCTGATTTTCAGGAGGGTTTTTTTATTTACATACCCATATATAATATAGGTTGTTTTCTTTTATTAAAGGAGTTAAATATGGGATGCGGATGTGGAAAAAATGCAAATAGACCAACACGCACAACTGCTAACACCCCAGGTGTGATTAGGGCTAATGTGCCTCCAAGAACACAACAAGCTAATGTAACACCTAGAAAAACTCCAAGTATTTCTGGGTTATCTGTCAATCGTCAAGCAGTTAATCAACAAAGACAAGATGCTATTAAAAAATCTCTGGGAGGTAAATAATTTCAATTTCCAGGAGTCATCTTGTTTAATATTCTATAATTAGGCATTTTAAAAACGCTTTCATCAAAATTTTTTTTGGAAGCGTTTTTTATTTTAAACATTATTGTTAGTTTTTCTTCAATAATATAAAACTTTATAATATTATTAGGTAAAATTTTAGCTGTAGATATTAATTTATTAGCTTTATTTAAGCTGTAAACTTCTCCTATTTTATCTATATTTTTAAAAACGCTTAACATCCAAGTTGGGCTATAACATTCTTTTAAAACCAAATCCATATCATCCACGTCAGAATAAAAAAGAGTATTCTCTTCTTCTTTTTTAGACCAATACCAGAAGTATTTTTTATTACATCCTATGTCAATTTTTTTTTCTGAATAAGAATAAAGAAGTATTCTAAATGCATCATCTTCTAAAAACATAGTCCCATCAAGTGTTTTTTTTAAAAATCCTAAACTTACTTCACAGCTTATTGATAATTCTTCTTGATCTTTAGAATTAATTATAATTTGATTTTTTGGTATTTCTATTTCATTTTTTGTATTTTTTGTTAAATAAAATAACAAAAATATTATTGATAATAAGCAAATTTTTTTAATCATTAATGATATATATAATATCAAACTTTAACTTTTAAAAGAGGTTTAATATGCTTAGCTATAAAGAGTGGAAATCATTAAATGAGTCAGTTTTTAGTTCTTTTTCTTTAGGTTTATCTCAACCACAATCTTTAGGTATTTCTTCAAACGGTGTTGAAGGAATAGACTTTGAAGAAGGAAGAAGAAAGAAAAAAGTTAAAGTAGACGTTACAGGTGACGGAGAAACAGTACCCCCAGCCAGCAAAGCAGATGAACCAAATTCAAAAAAAGAATGTGGCTGTAGCAAGGGTTGTAAAGCTTGCAAATCATGCAAAGCAATGTTTTCTGACGAAGATGACGTAGATTTAGAAAAAGCTAAGGCTAAAAAAGAAGATAAAGATATTGAAGACGAAGACGAAGATGAAGATGAGGACGAAAAGCCTAAATTTTTAAAGGGCGGACAGAAAAAACTAGATGCTGATGGTGATGGTAAAATAACTGGAAAAGATTTTGAGATATTAAGAAAGAAGAAAGAAATTTCAAAAAATAAAAAGAAAAAGAAAAATGAATCAACAGACTCTATTGAAGTTTCTGCTGAAAAAGATTGGATGGGAAGCATAATTGGGCAAATGGGAAACCCAACAGCCAAACATTTTAGTGGCTTGGGAGACGAACCAGCCCCAGGAGAAGTTGGATTTGCTCCAAATGGTAGAATATCTGACAATTTTACTACTTATGAGGAATTATCTGAATCTAAAAAGTCTAAAAAAGAAGATTCTGATGAAGAAAATGACTCAGACTCTGATGACTCAACCGATTCAAGTGATGATATGAAGTCAATGGCTGAAAAATGCATGAAGGATTGTTTTGGAAAAAAGCCAAATGCTTCTTTTAAAGACTGCAAAGATCACTTAAAGAAAAATAAAGAAACATCAAAATATAAACTTTCATTAAAAGAATACTTAGTTTGCAAAAAGAAACATGGTAAAAAAAGTAAATGATAAGTTTTAAGAAATGGCTAGAAGATGTTGCCGCACCTGCCGCCGCACCAGCGGCAACAACTTCTGCTTCAATTTCAGGCAGCCCTGGAGCCACAACTTCAAAAGATATAGCACCGTTTTTACGTCCAATAGGATCAGATGTTGTAAGAAGACAATATCCTAGACACAAAAAACACAAAAAACGAAAATAAATTAATATATAATGTATGAACTTTAAAGAGTGGTTATTAAATGAGGGATCCAACCCAGGATCTAAAACAGGACTCTATCCATTAGGTTATGGTGGAATAGGTCTTTATCCACCACAATGGTATATCACAAGAAGTGCTGATGCTATTTTTTACTTATCACTAGATGATAGAATCTATAACTTTAAAAATCATAAACTTCAGAATCAATACTTAAACTCTGGCGATAAAGGGTTATGGGATATAAGCAAGCTAGAAGGTCCAAAAGATACTCCTAAAGCTCCTGATAAGCATGGAATGGCTGCTAACAATGGAGAGGGAGGAATGTGGAACATAAAGCATATTAAAGGTGCTCCCACATATAAAAAGAATAAAGAATTCACCCCAGATCAAGGAGAAGGAGGAATATGGAGTATAAAGCACATTAAGGGAGATAAGCCCCCCAAGTTTACTGTTGGAGAAAAATCTCCTTGGGATATAACTAAATTAAAAGGAAAGCCATCTTATAAAAAGAACAAAGAATTCATCCCAGACCCCGGAGAAGGTGGAACTTGGAATATTAAAGAAGTTTAATTATGAATTTTAAGCAATATTTAATATTAAAAGAAATAAAAAATAATTCGTCACTCTTACAATCTTCGATAAATTACGATCAATTTATTGATTGGGCAAAATCCGAAGCCGACAAAATTAATTTAAATAGAGAAAAATTTTTAAATTTTGATTTTCAATGGTCAGAAGGTCCAGATGGCGTTAAAGTTATAGTTTATGACAAAAATAATGCAACGGGATATGTGGGATTAGAAAAATTTGAAGATGGATATAAAATTAGCACTCTAGGTGTGAAACCACAAGCCAGAGGAAAAGGTTTGGCATCAATTATGTATGACTATGTTTTATCTAAAACAAAACTTTATAGCGATAAAATGCAAACACCAGAAGCTAAATCTTTATGGGTTAAACTTGCAAATAAATATAAAGTCAAAGGATATAATCAATCTTCAAAACAAAATTTTGATGTTATTAACAAGAACAATGAATTGGTTTCTAATAATTCAAATTATATTTTATATTCAGATGAAGAAAATGATAATTTTTTGGTTGCTCAAAAGTAGTTATTAACCTTCCATCTCTTTTCTAAGTATTTCTCTGCATTTCTGCATGGTTTCCTCCAATTCTTTAGGCTTGCAATTTAATAATCTACAAGCACCGGACTTATTTAATCTTCCTTTTTTAGTATAAACTTTATTTTCATTTAATAATAAGGCATCTATTATGCTTCCAAATCCTTTGTCTATTAGTTTTTGAAGCAATTCTTGTCTCTCTATTATTTCTAAAAAACTAGATTTCATTAATAAGTTCCTTTTGTTTGTGTAATTTTAATTATAACAAATTGTTTTATTTAAATCAAAGTAAATTATGCTATGGTTTTTCTAAAACTATAATTATTGCCTGAACTGCGATCAAGATATTTAGTAGACTGCTTTTCGAATTGTTCTGTGTGTTCAATAATATAAGCTCTATCATATCTTAATTGTAAATCTATTGTCATTATGTCACTTTGGCTGTAGTCTAATTCTCCAAAATCAATAGATATGGGCCACACATTCTCTAGCTTCCATTCTTCAACGATATTTCCTACTCCGTCATACGCCTCCACACTACAATTTTGCTTGAAACCACTGCTGGTTTTCCAATTTACACTTTGATCGCTTACTTCATAAAGTTTTTTAATCCACTCAATTACCGGATTTTTTAGAGACACGCCATCGCCTCGGTTGCTTATATCATATAAAGTTAAACTTATCGGTTTCCATTCAGGTTTTCCTGGAAAATATACTGTTTCTGTAACATGCTGTGCGTCTATTTCTTTAAAAGATAAGCTTGGTCTTCCTGCTTTACCTGGCGGCAATAAAGGAGAGCCTGTTTTTTCCGCTCTCCCGCACACTTCGGGAATAAAAAACCTCCATCTATATTTTCTTTTAAAATAAACTTTTGGATCTGTTAGTTGAGCCCCACCATAGTTAAAACCCATTGTATTTTCTGCCATACATTTATTTAGTAAATAAATATAAAAAAAAACACAGAACCTTTCGATTCTGTGTTTTTAAATTAGATTTTTATAATTCAACCATTACAACCAGCAATTGCACAATCTCCTATTGGTCTCATGCATGATCCTGGAGTATACGTAGCAGTTGAATATCTTAGTGTTAATTCAATTTCAACAATATCACTACTGTCGTAGGCTAAGTCTCCAAAGTTGACACTGGTTGGAAAAACCATACCCAGACCCCAAGTTTCAGCTATATTACCCACCCCATCATATAGAGTTAAAACAGCATTTGCTCCCCATCCATTGCTTCCATTTCCACCCCTAATAGAAGATTGTCTTAAAAGAGTTGGATTATCAAACTCATAAACTGTTCTTAACCAAGAATATAGTCTTGATATATCCTCAGAGCCAGAAACCATATCATAGTAATTTACCGTCATTGTTTCCCAGTTGCCTTTACCTGGAATCCACATTCTTCCATGCATAAAGTCTATTTGAGTTTCTTCTATGTTTAGTTGAGGTCTACTTGATATCTTAACTAAATTTTCTGGAACATCTCCACATGGGGTTTGCAAAGAAAAGGTCCATCTATATTTTCTTTTATAAAACGAGTTGCTATTAGCATGTGATCCTAAACCCATTTGCCCGGATCCTGTATTTGCTCCTGGTATCATTTTTTAAATTCTCCTTATAAGTATTATTTATTATCAAAGTGTATCGGCATTTTCTGAAAAGCTTCCAGTTCGGTGAATGCTAAATTCAATAAATATAAATTCTGCTGCATGGGTAGGCTGTATTCCTATTCTTGCTCTAAATTCATTTCTATCGATAACGTCTGGGGTATTCAATTCAGCGTCAGCTTTTATTACAAAGTCTGTAATTCCTCTGCCGACCTGAACCTCTTGTAATATTCCCTTGGCAACAGAGATAAATCTATTTCTGAATACTTCATCATTAGGCTCAAACAACAAATCTCTACTAGCAACTTTAATTCTCTTCTCTACATAAAGCATCATTCTTCTTACACCGATTCGGTCCAAAGCAGTAGGTCTTCTTTGAAGTGTCTTTTGACCAAATATTAAGAATCCTTGTGTGTCTACAAACTGAATAATGGGATTTACACAATTTCTATTTCCATACATCTGATCTCGTTCTTCAAGCGTAGGTCTGGCATAAACATCAAGCACATTAGATACAATGCCTCTGGTTGTACCTGCAGGAGCAAACCAAGGGGCTGATATGTTGTCACTGTTTGCTATTGTTGCAAGAACTGATCCACTTGGTGGAACCCAAACATCAATTTTGTTGAATGTGTCTCTAATCTTTAACCAAGGCCAATATAGTGCTGCAAAATCACTATCAAATCTATCAGGATTTAGTGGATGAACACCATTTTGCCATTGAACTATTTCTTTAACCGTGAGTCCAAAAGGAGGATCTATTATAGCCATACAATCTGTTCTGACATATTGACAAAGGTCTATCAGAGCTTGAACAACACGAGTGCTACCATGACCAGGAACAGCAATTAAATCTATATCGACTTGTTCTGGTTCGCTTAAAGAATAAATTCCGGTATATCCCATATCATTTCCAATTATAAGTTCATCCTGCCTATCAGGGTCAGAAGGTATTCCATCTGATCCTCCGCTAAGACTATAAACTCCATTTAATGGAGAATAAGTTAAAGAATCTAGAGGAGGAGAGTCTACGTCTGTCATATCACTTACTCTGATAAAGTCAGAAACTTGAGCTATATAAGATTCTACATAGAATCTACTTGCAGGATCTTTTGTTAAACCTCCCCAAGACTCTACTTGAACTCCATTATTATAAACTTGTAAAGAGAAATTGTTTTCTTCGGCATTATTTATTACTTTAACCTGAGTTTTATTGCCCTCGATGCCAGGACTGTCAGCATAAACTCTAAAAGTCATTTGGGACATATTGGTGTTGTCTAATCCAACTATAATCCCTCCAACATCTGCATCCGTAGCAGCAGGATTTCCGTCTATATCAAGAGCACTAGATTTAACAGGACTTTCACCAACTTTTGTTCTTGTGTCTATTGCAAATACTTCAAGTGCAGCCATTCCATCCGATTTAACTCTTAGTCGAGCATCTCTACCATAGCTGTTTGTTCTTATTGAAAGGTAGTTTTTTCCGCCAATATTAGCACTTTCGGCTGTCCAACCACCCGGAAGATCACCTGTTCCGCCTTCATCTGATATTTTTTGATTATTAAGATTTGAAATTATATTGGCTAGAGTTACTGCTGAAGTATTGTCAAATGACGATAGATCTAGAACCTGAACAACTCCGTCTATAGATGCAACACCAGATCCGTCTACTATTAGTTGCATTGTCAATCCAGATAGTCCTGTAAAATCAAAAGTTTCTTCAGAACCTGAGCCATACTTTACATTTGAGGCTACGGTTACTGCCTGGGTCATACCAGTGCCTAAACCTGTGATTGAAGATGCTCCGCCATATATGGAATCTTTTACAGATATTAATTCAAGGCTTGCGTCTGGACCGTATGCCCATACTGTTTTCACAGAAATATAATTATCTGGTCCATCATTACTTGCAAAGAAGATAATTCCATCGATAACAGTGTCTAGTTGCTCGTTTAAAGTCATCGCAAGTTCATTTGCTGTATAAGTGTGAGCAGGAACTACGAGTGTTTTAGATGCAAGCATGCCGTTTAACTTCCATCTAAAGAAACCATCGTTATCAAAAACATAACTTTCGTTAACTCCAGATACTATTTCAACAACACTTCCAGCACTTGGAATATCTATATATGCAGTTTCAGCTCTTTCATCACTAACTGCATTATCTTCTGCCACTCTAACCACATAAAGTTGATTAGAAACGTTAAGATACTGCTGAGCAGCGTAAATTAAAAATGGATCACTAACATCTGGATGAGGATATCCGAAAATAGTATGCAATTGTCTAACACTAGTAACTAGTGTGGGGGTGTTTATAGGACCTTTGCTAGCAAAACCCACAAGAGCTCCTCTGTGAGTCGAAGGTGTAGATGCAACATAACTTAAATCTTTTTCAGCTATTCTTACACTAGGACTGATTGTGTTGGAAGGTGGAAATCCCCGTAAAATTGCCATTTTTATGCTCCCTTTATATCTAAAATTTTTGTAGTGATAAATCCTTGTTTCTCTGCCCTAAGTATATAGTCAGTTGACCTCTCTTCTTCGAGCAAGAAAATATTTTTTCCTGAACCAATTCCGGGTATGTTTAAAACTGTAAACGAACCGGGTGCCTTCCGTGCCTTAACAACTAGTTGCATGGGAAATTTTTTTCTATTTGTTATTTCTAACACTTATTCTCCTTAACCGTTTCTTCTATTCTGTTTATTATCTCTTTTATATCTTCTTCTTTTAATCCTTCTGTCAATTCTATTCTTGTTGTTAGAATTGATTTTTTTCTTACAATTGGCTGAGGTATAAATGACTCGGCAGTTAAGTTGAATTGAAACTTAACAACTCTGATCGCTTGGTTGCCCGGTTCTATTTCAAGGTTGTTAGCAATTGAATCTAACTTTACTTGAATTTCCCAAACAACACCTCTAACCTTTATATATGCAAAAGGGCTAAATTTTAAAATTATTTGCTCTAATATTTGGTTCATATCTTCTATATACATGGTCCAAGCGTATAGAGAATAACTTATATCTATTGGTATTCCTTTTGCCATACCGAGTATGGTGTCTCTTTCATGCTTTTCTTTGATTGTTCTTCCTGGTTTTTTATCCGATCTTAAATCTCTTGCATAATCTAAAGCTTTGTGATAAACATATCTGCCTTGATTAAATTGATAGTCTTGGCTGTTAATTGCTAATATAGGAAGTCTAATTCTGTCAACAACTAATGAGTTATCTTTTCTTACATTATCTTGAACTATAGCAGCTACTGCTTTTTCTTGTGATCCCCAAATTATAGGAACTCTATGTGCCTTACCGTCTTCATCTAGAACAACTATATCTTTGAATAGATCCATAACAGCTTCATCTGTTCCTCTTAAAGCTTTACTATATCTGTATATTGTGTTAAAGTTTGTTCCATCATTTAAAATGTGACCCGTTTGCATAGGGTCGCCAAGATTACCTTTCCCAAGATTAGTTTTTTCGTTTCTAAAACTATCCTCTAAAAAATCAAGACTATCAGGCGACGGGCTACAACCTTCTGGCGTTGTTTTATTTTCTTGAAAATTAAATCCTTTTGAATTACAATCTACAAGGCTTTTTTCAGGATGATTTTCCATAATATTATATATGAGTAACCTTAAATTAAAGTGGAGAAAAATGGATAAATACAATATGAAATTAATAAAAATAGAAAAAAACACATGTAAAAGAAAAGTGGAAGTGGTAATATTTGAGCCCACTTTATTTAAAAAACCAAAATTTCCTTTTGTTCTTATTAAAAATAAGATTAAATAATCTTAAAATCTTGTTTTGGTTGAGGAATTTTTCCTTCGTTTGTAGTAACACTTTCTTGAAACTTCTGTGATACTAATTGAATATGAAGAACTCCCCACTGTTTAAATTCTGCAAGATTTCTTTGAATAATAACCCAATTTTCTTGTAAGTGAGGAGTATACAATCTGGACCCTATTTTGGGAGCGTGTCCAATTGCCTTCAAGACTGCCTTGTAATTCATTTCAAAAATTTGCTCATCTGGAGCATCTATTCCAAACTGATTTACGTAGTTCTGACTAGCCGCTGGCTCATAATATCCCCAAAGTTGTACCGGTGTTTGGGAAAATATCTTGCCTCTGTCTTCAAGATAAAGTGGATCAACTGTAGCCGATTGAATAAAAACTTCATAATAAAATATTGGAATTCCACCTCTTTGAATTGCCTCTTGATCCCAACTATCATAAAGAGTGAATTGAGGATCTGAGGGATCAAATAATTGATAGCTTCCTGACACACAAAAAGGAGTTCCATCAGATTTTTTTATCATACTATTATATATTAATCTTTTTTAATCTTTTAAAATACTCCAAGATTTGCCGTTATAGCAACACTGCCACCATCAGGGGGAAGTTCATAAGGACCATCAGAAAATCTTTCAAGCCAATATAAGTATTCTACTGAATCTATTTCTACGGTAACATAATAACCATAAATTACAGCAAGTTCTTCTATCACGAACACTTGTTCGGGACAACTTGCAGATGTCACCCCAGACAAAGTATCCACTATCCAGTCTGAGTTTGATAAAGTGATTTCGTGATATCCACCAAAATCGGCTTCTTCTAAATGAGTTAAAATAGAGTTTTTTGTTGGAATGTAATCATTTTTAAAAAGTTTTAATTTTTGGGTAGCAGAAGCTATCTTTTTTCTAAAAATAAGTTCTAAAAACAATCTATTTGATATTGTCGGTATTACAATTGCCATATTTCTCTTTCAATATAATTTACACTAATATATATTGATTATGGTAATAAAAAAGAAAGATGGCAGTTTTTACAAAATATCAGGACCAAACCCTTTAATGAATAATCAATATTTATGGAAAGATTATAAAAAGTATAATTTTGACTGGCTACCAGAAGTTGTTAAAGATGAAACATTTATCAATGTAATTAAAGATCAAGAAGTCAAACCTGAGGAAAAACAAGAAGAAAAAGAGCAAGAGCAAAAAGTTATTAAACAACTCGCAGAAAAAATAATCAAAAGTGAAAATATCAAAAAATATAATCCAATTCCTTGCTTCTGTCTGCCGGCAAAAACTACTGAAAAAAAAGATGATTTATATGATGAGTCTTTTAGAAGAACGGAATATTTGGAAAAGTTTACAATAGAGATAATAATCTTAGACAAAGATGATCTATATATAAAAATTTGGTGTAAAGATCAATTGACTGAAAAATCTATTCTTTATCCTAGAAACAAAGATAAAAGATGGTGGAAAATAATAGAAGTTTCATCTGCTCCTTCGGGCTACTATTACCTAGGATCAACTTCTGACTATACTCCGTCCTTTGAATGATCTGCTGTTACTTTAACTTGATACCCCAATTCTTCAAACTTTTTTTTATGATCTTCTACACACCTAAGATATGCAACTTCATAAATATCGGCTACAAATTGATTTAAATCTTTAATATCTTTTTCTGTTATTATTATATAATGAAGCATCCGATCAAGTAGATTTTCATTTCTACTAAATCTCTCTTTTAATATTTCAAATATATTTTTTTTAATATAATGGTTTCTGTGATTTTGTAAAAAATCCATAAATTCACTTCTGTAGACTCTTAAACAATGTGCCTTTCAAATTAGGTATAGACCCAGAAAACATTCCTATAGTTTTTATTATAGACTCTTTTTCTCCTATAGAAAGACTTAATTTATCCTTATTTTTATTGAAAATTTCACTAAGTTCTTTTATATTTTTATCTATTCTGTCAAAGAATGAATGTACAGGATACTTAAGATCTCTAGATAATCTAGATATACCACCCAGTTTTATTGCAATAAATTTTTGAATCGTTAGACGAGTATCAATATCACTTTCTATGTGATTTTTATTCGTGTGATGATTAAGATACACAAATAATTCTTTTACTAATCTAGCCCAATAAACTATTGGCTTCTCCATTGCATTCATCTTAACAGGAACTATAGGTGCTATATAACCAATTTTTTGAAACCAAAGTCTTCTTCTTTCTTTGTACTCATCATCAGTCTCATCTTTACTCACCCCAGGACCTCTGCCCTTTGCAGTAAAAGGTGTTGAAGTAATTTTTACTTCTGGATCTTCTTTTATAATATCGTTTATTTGATTGAATATTATTTTTAAATCTTCTATTTTTGTTGACACTATATTATTAATAGATTCGTTTGTATCAAAAGATATAGAAGTTACAATTACATCTTCTTTTGCTAACATCTTTTGTGTTACGCTGTCATATAGACTAGATACTTTTTTACGAGTTATTTCATCGGATTCACTAAAATAATCTAGAATTGTTTTATAGCTATCGGTAGATTTATCTTTGGTTGAATCATTAAACTTATTTAGAGCTAGATTATAAAAATCGTCCCAAAATGAAAGTAGATTATTTTTTTCATTTTCAATATTATCTATAATTTTATCAAAAACAATCTTGTTTGTTTTATCTGATCCTGACAAAAGAGTATTTGCAGATTCTAATAATTTAGAATATTTATAAATATGATTTTCAATACTATCTTCTTGCTCTATTGCTTCTGAAGGATTTGCTCTCCATCCAAATCTCAACAATGCAACTTTAGATCCATCTTGCGCACGTCTTATAAATGGGTTCTTCATATCTATGAAGATTAGTTTTAATACATCCTTGCCCCCAGAACTACTAGAATTTAAAGGACTAATATCCAATCTAGAGCTAGATTTTTCAGTTTTTTCAGCACCTTGTCCCGTTCTTCTTTTTCTAGCCACTTGTTTTATCTCATCATCATCATCATCATCTTTAACATCTCTGAATCCTGTTTCTTTTTGTGCTATCTTTCCAATAATTCCAGCAGCAGCAATTCTTCTGGCTTCCGGCGACCACAGTGTTGGGCTTGATGCCTCCTTAACAAATTCAGCAGCAATTTCATCATGTATATCTTGAAACTTTCGAGGCTTTAAATATTTTTCTTTAACGCCTGAATCTAATTCATTTCCACCATACATTTTTCTCAGTAGAAATAACTTCATTCCTTCTACAATATCATCCCATCCTTCTATTTGATCTCGTGCCCCGCCACTATCATCTTTTGATTTTTCTATTTCATAATATGCTTCTTTCGCTTCATTGATTTTAAATTCTTTTATTAATATAAAATTATTTAAATTAACGGATTCTAACTGTTTGTTGCCTTCCAAATCCCTTTCAGCTTTATTAAAGATATCATATACATAAAATCTCATGGGATTTACTGTTTCTTTATCTGGTTTTTTTTCTGGATTTTTTTCAAATATTTTATTTATTGTTTTCCAAGTGCCGCCATCTATCAGCGTTCCTCCTCTCGGATTAACGATAGTTGTTGGTTGATTTTCCCTTTGAGTTGATGAAAATATTTTATAATATCCTATCATTGTTTTTATTTCTTGAGGAGAGCTAGGCATAGACATGGCTGATCTTGGTCTATGCCCTGGAACTATTGATCCTCTTTCTCTGGCATATCGGTCAGCTTTGTGATACTGAATAATAGGCGTGGCTTCTCCTTTTTCTCCCAAAACACTACTACTTCTAGAAGTTGTTATTTTTCTATTTTCTGCTTCTTTTTGACTCTTTATTATTTTTATTAATTTATTTAATTTTTGTTTAAAATCTTTATTATCAAGATTTTTATATTTAGGTTGTTTTTCTATTGAATTCAACAAAGATTCCAACTCTTCATCATCATCTAAATTTATGTTCTTCAACTCACTATAAGAGTTGATGTTATCTTGGATTTCTCTCTTTGTTCGATCTATATCCTCTAGTTCCTCAGAAGTCAACATTTTTAGTGGCATTACAAAAGATCCGGGATTTAGTAGAGGAAAGGAGTGGACTCCATTCTCATCCTTAACAGTTACGTGTGGAAGCACTATAGGAGGATGTTCTCCTCCTACTAAAATTTCTTTTGTATCTTTATCTATTTTATAGGGTAATCTTCCAGTTTTTATAAATTTTTTCCAATCTTCTTCTCCAAGAATGGTTTTTAGCTCATCTTTGTCCCTAGAATCCAGCAAAGTAAGTTCTTTTCTTATAATTTCAGCATCTTTTTCAGCATCTCCAGTTTCCATGGTAGATAATATTTTTGGACCAGACAATTTTATTTTTTCTAGAGTATCTGTAGCTCTTAATGTGGCGAAATACTCAGAAAACATATCTTTTAATTTTCTTATTTTTTTTATATTTTCAAATTTGGTAATGTTTCTAAGTGTTGCTGGACCTATTTTATTATCTTCTTTTTTTGTATAATCAATTACTTCTCTATCATACAGTTTTTTATCAGCACCATAAACTGTTCCATGAAATATTTTTTTAAGTTGCTTGGATATCTCGTTAGCTTTTTCTACTCCAGCATTAGGGTTATTTAAAATACTTTTAACTAACCATACTCCACTATTAATTTCTTCCATCTCTTTTTCTGAGTCCAAACTTCCTTCAAGCATCTCTTTTACTTTATCATCATACCAGTTAATATCAGAATTATTTGATACAAATTTTGCTATTTGATTGGCAAACTTTTTTTGAAATACATCAAAAATAAAAGTATCTTTATATCTTTTTACTTTTCCCATCTTAGATCTTACTATTTTATACGTTACATCATGCATTTTCTCAGGACTATCAGACGGCAGATCCCCAGAGCCAGTCTCGTTTGGAAGATGTCTTTGATAATTTAAAGACATAAGTCTAGATAACGAGTCTCTTATCCCAGTGCTTTTAGGAAAATAAAATCCGCTGCTGTCAAAACCATATGTGGTTTCTTTTTCTGGTTTTCCTTCTTCATTATTTGTTATTATTGTTTTTCTACGAGGAAGCGATAGGTCAAATCCATATTTTCCTTGTGGTTCAAAATACATATCTTTCTTGTAAATTTTACTCAAATTCACAAGTTTTGTTTTTAGATAATGTGCCTCACCCTCTGTAGTTTCTAATTTTTGTATTAATCTATTAATATAGAATTTTATATTAATACTACCACCTGCAAGATACTTTTCTTCATCTCCGCCTTTTACATATATTACTATTCTTTTGATAATATCAAATATCAAGTTCCTTATAGTTTTGTAATTATCTTTGCTACCACCAGGCGTGATAGTTTCTATATCATATCTTTCAAAAAAATCATCAATCCAACGTTTTCTTTCAGAAGCCTCTTTCTCATTCACAGAGCCAACTTCTTTTCCGTAAGAGTCATACCTATTGCTTATTTTTAACAAAAATTCTTTAAATTCATTAACATTGTTTTCATCAACATTGAACTTTGTAGACTTTTTAAAGCCCATAACATTTTTAGCAGGAGTTTTTACTACTTTCAAAAAACCACTCGCCTTAGAAGCATCTATCATTTCTTTGATTATTTTATTTCTTATATTTTCTCTGTTTTTAAGAAGCTCCCATGTTTTCATATATCTTGCTTTTAATGCATCTTCCCAATATTTTTGATCTATTTGATATAAGAAATCTAAATCTTCGTAATCATAAAGAATTGGTTTTTCTGAATGCCATCCACGATATGCCTCTAACAACATTTTAAAAGTGCAGTTTTTATTAAAAAATTCTTTGAAGTTATACATTTTGAATTTATCCTTGTATTTTATATATATAATATATGGCTAATATTTTAGAAATACCGAGACCATCACAAAATGCAAATTGTCAAAGTGGCACACCATGCGGACAGTTGCTTGGACCTACTGAACCTTTGTGCAAAATAGCACCAAGAAAAAACCGAGAAAAAGTTAGAGATCAGATAAAAGACTATGTTCTCCTAATGTTGGGAGCCCCAGTAGTATCAATAGAGCTAGACGAGCAGCAATTAGATGGGGCTATTGATTTTGCTTTACAAATATTTGAAGATTATGCACCAAGAGAATACTACCAATGGTATGTTTTTAATACTGTTCCTGGTCAAACAATATATGAGATGCCTTGCGACATAGGGATGATAAGAGAGGTAGCATACAAACAAACAGCCCAATACGCGTTTAGTGCATCCGATTTAGGAGGAGTAATACCTCTTGAATATATGGGAGCAGGAGCCTATGGCAGTATTGCTGGAGGCATAAACCCACAAACGCCAGTTTGGGGCAAAATGAATGAATGGATGTTGTATAAGCAATACGAAGATACATATAATAGAATGTCAAGCCAACAAGGAGGATGGGAATGGATAGGAGGATACGGAAGTATAAAATTATACCCAGTTCCTTATAAAACCCATCTTGTTGCTGTTCATTACCTACAAAAAAGACCAGATTTCAAGGAAGTTACACAAGCCATGCAAGAAGGTGCTTTGTCTTTTGCAAAAATAATGTTAGGAAGAATAAGGTCAAAAATAACCAATCCACCCGGACCAAACGGTGGAGTTCAATTAGACGGACAGCAAATATTGCAAGAAGGAATACAAGATAAAAAAGATTGGGAAGAAAGATTAATAACTAGGTTTGGTGATTTGCCACAAATTATATTAGGATAATGATGAAATCATTTAATGATTGGAAACTAGAAGAAAGTGTAGATTTATCCAGATATAGCATATCTATAAACTACAGAACAGAACCCAACGAAGTCTTAGATGCATACTCTAAGATAGCGTTGGGCTTTGTTAGTGCTGCAATGAAAAATTATGGTTTTCACACAAAACATGTATACTCAGAACAGCCTTATAGGCTGATAATAGCCACTAGAAATTGGGATGATGGAGAATGGGTTGCTATTGTAAGTTGGGATTTTAAAAATAAATGTTTCGTAATATCCAGAGGTTTTTATAATAAAAGCAATAAAGCTGTTTCTGTAATAAAAACAGAAAGCTGTAGCGGCAAAACAGCAAGCGAAATAAGCAAAGAGGCTTATAAGCTGCTACAGGACTTAAAGGACCAACCAGATAGATATCAAGATAAATTAAAGCCAGTCAGTTTAAAACGAGGTCCAAAAACCTAATCTTTAAATTTATTATTTTTTGAATAATTTATTTCACTCTGAATCTCTTTAGATACATGTTCCTGATACTTTTTCTTAAGTTCTGTATAATTTCTTGCAGATCTATACAATTGTTTAAAATGATTTAATATACAAGTAGTCATGTAGTTAAAAGCTTTTCCAAATCTTGGATCAAATCTATCTAATTTTTCAAAACAAATTAAAACTCCTTCTTGAACACTATCATCTGGATCTATTAAATTAAATTTTGCATATCTAACAATATTTTCTGATAATGTATAAAATGCTTTTGCCAAGTCTTTTTGAGTATCTTCGTAATCAAGTATGTTTTTTTTACTCTGTTCTTTGATGTATGTCCAAGATTCTGGCTCTTTTTCTTTTGGACTTTGCTCATTTATATTCTTTATTAAATATTCATGCATTTTTTTATGTCTTTTAATCTTTTGAAAAGATATAATAACTCGTTCTAAATTCTTATTGTTCAAATATTCAGATGCCATTCTTCTCCTTTTTAGAAAGAATATATTCTATTAAATTATGGACCAAAATTATTATAATATATTCTATAAAATAATCGAAGATCCTAGATGTATTAAGTACTACAAAGATCTAATACAGTATTATAAAAGTAAAAATAAAGAAAATTTCGCCAAAGTCATAGAACTTTTGATAAAAACTTTAGAAAATGATTAAAAATTTATCAATTTGTGTTGTTACAAAAAATAATCAAGATACTCTTGATGAGTGCATAAATTCTATTAAAGATATATGTTCAGACATTATCTTTACAGATATGGGATCAAATGACAATACATTAGAGATAATCCGTAGATATAAATATAAAATACTACCACAAGTTTCTAAAAACAAAAAGGACAATAAAAACAATTTAATTAAATATTCAAAAAATGATTGGATTTTTTTCATAGAGCCTAACGAAAAAATAATTAATGGTAAAAATGAAATAGATAAATTAATTAGCGAAAAACAATCCGTGTATAGTGTTTTACTTTTACAAAACAGTATATTATCTAAAAATATAAGACTATTTGATAAAAATTTAAATATAAGTTTTGAAAATCCAATTTATGAAAACATATATCACGAATCTATAAAAACAAGCATAGTTTTAAAACAAATATTAGATGTTGAAATAGAAGATGAATTTGAAATTTTAATGAAATGGAAAGAAAATGAAAAATTAAAATCCTATCCTCTTTATTATGAGTCATGTTTTTTTATTAAAAATAAAAAATATGAGGAGTTTTTAAAAGCATCAAAAAGATATTTATTCTTTGAGAAGAATACAGACTTACCAAGCTATTTGATGATTAAATATTATTCTGCTTTAATATACTTTTATATTAAAAAAGATTTTAGTAATTCGGTTAGTAACATTATATTTTGTTTAGAGAAAAATCCAACAATGGCTGAGTTTTGGTGTTTATTGGGAGATATTAATTTTGAACTAAAAAAATATAAAAAAGCTTTTTATTTTTATGAAAATGCCATAATGCTTGGAAAATTAAGAGTTAACGATGACGAATTGCCAATAGACATCATAAAATATAAAGACTATCCGGAAAAAATGAAAATTAATTGCAAGGAATCACTAGACAAAATCTAGTTCATTAACAACGACTGTCACGAGATTTTCATATCTAGCAATAGCTAATTGTTTTCTTCCAGGTGGTAAAGCCTGTAATTTTCCTTCAAGCTCATCTGCAGAGCAATTTATTACATAAAAATTATTCTGAGATAATTTTTTAATTTGTTCATCAACATCTATTACATCTTTATCTGGAAAGTATGCTTGTAATTGAGGTTTTGCTTCTTTTAGAAGTCTTTTATAAAAATTTACATTACATCCACATCCTGGATTACCATTAAATTTTTTAATATCTTCTGAAAAAATTTCTGGAAGATTATCTTTAAACCTATCATCTTTTAACGCTTGTTTTACATCAGTCAAACTTATTGGTTGTTTCATTTTTCACTCCGTAGAAGTTAATTTGATAATCGCCGCTTCTAATAAATTTAGAATTACTGCTGTTAGTTGTGAAAGCAAACTACCTGCACAACCACATGCAAAAATTTGGATTGGATTTTGTGAAACAATTCCTGATCCAACAATCATTCCGCACCAAAAACCCAAACACATATAACATTCAAATAATTTTGCAATCTTTTCCGGTAGGTTATTTTTTATCCAATATCTCAACGAGCTAAATATAGATCCATCTATTAGTATGTGAGTCATGCCAATAGAAGCTAGTATAAACAATACTGTTTGATTCATATAAAATTATCTCCACAATGTTAAGTGAATGCCGTCCTTATTCGCAGAAACACAAAATTCTCTATACTCTTTAATTTCTTCTGGCAACTCGTCATAATGCTCTAATTTATAGTTTTTACATAAATTATTATCAATTTTTCTAACTGTAACTTCGGTTGAGAAAAAATCACTAAGAGAAGAGAGATGTTCAGAGTTTAAGTTTTTCAACAATTCCATTTCAAGTAATTGTAATCTTGATCCCATACCGCCGACAGAGTTTGCAAGATTCCATTGATCAAAAACTCCTCTAAAAAAAGGTAATTTTTTTTGAACCTCAGAATTAGAAAATATCTTCTCTCTAATATTGTAAAAATTTATCTCCATATAAACCAATATAGAAAATTTTTTTAAATTTTAACTCTACTAAACTTAGCGATTTCTTTAAAGAAAGGTAAATATGTCTGAAGAAGTTTTCCGCCCCAGAAGAGGTGATGAAAATAAAAACGAACAGCTAGAGGCTAGAAGAAGAATGGCAGAAGGTATTAATTCTGAATCAAACGAACAGCCAGATAGAGCCCAGCCGGTCCCAGGCAGTTCAGAAAATTTACCATTTCAAATAAAAGGAAATGTTCCTCCTGAAATACTGCAACAAATAACAGGAAAAACTAGCTTTGTCCCAGAGCAAAAAAAAGAGGTTGTAAGCGGAGATTTAAAAAGTCTTCTTGAAGACTTAAAGAGTTCTACATCTGTTTATGAAGAGATTATCTTGCCATCAAGAGGAGTTTTTTATGATGGAAACAATGGACCTTCAGATGGAATATTGAATATAAAGCCAATGACTGGTGAAGAAGAACAGATCTTAGCAACACCAAGGTTTGTCAGAAAAGGACAAGCCTTAAACATGATATTCTCTAGGTGTATTAAAGAAAAATTCAGACCAGAAGATCTGTTAACAGTGGATAGAACCTATCTTTTAATTTACTTAAGAATAATATCCTATTCTAACTCTTACGATGTTGAAATTAAGTGCCCTGAATGTGAAAGAAAATTTTCTACTGAAATAGATTTAAATTCACTGATAGTTGAAAAATGCCCTGATAATTATGGACCTCAGCTTGAAGGTGTTCTGCCAACATCTGGATATAAATTTAGATATAGGCTTTCCAAAGGAAGAGATGAAACGGATATTCAGGACCACAGAGATAAAAGAATTAAAAATTTCGGAGACAACGCTACAGATGATACCCTAACATACAGAACATCTTTGTTGCTAGAAGAAGTTCAAGGCATTACTGATAAAAGAGATCTACAAACACTTGTAAAAAATTTGCCAATCTCTGATGTTTCTTATATTAGAAATCTTATTAATGATCCTCCTTTTGGTGTAGATACTAAGGTTGATTCTATTTGTCCAAGTTGCTTACAGGAATTCGAACTAGATTTGCCACTTGAAGCAAATTTTTTCTTCCCGCGTCAGAGGAGGGAGAAAACTCAAGCATAAAATTGTGGGAAAACCTGGCAGAAGAAATATTCTTCTTTTTATACCACATGAGACAGCCACAGACCGAGACATTAAAACTACCTATAATCTTAAGAAAATGGTTAATTAATAAATTTATTGAACAAAAAGAAAAAGAAAATCAGCACATGGAGTCAGAAAGAAGAAAAATAAAAAGGAAATAATTAATGCCAACAAAAGAAAGATTTCAAAATCCAAATTGTGGAGATGATTTAAACTTAAGATTATTTGCATTTAATTCAAATTTTAAATCTAATTTCTATAAAGTTGAGAAAGTTGAAATATATTTTTTAGATCCTTATGAAAAGACCGAAGATAATCCTACCGGAAAAAGATTAGTAGAGACTGTAGCTGGCGAAGATGTTGTTAACAACGCAGAAGGAGAATATCTAGCAACAGTAAATCTTGAAAGCCCTCTGTATACTATAGGTAAATATGTAGATGCTTGGTATGTAAAGTTTGAAGAATCTGAACCATGCACAGAGTCAACAGTTGAAAATTATTTTGAAGTTATACCAAATTTATGGTTTACATCAACATCTCCCAACATTTATGACTTTAGTTTTTATTTTAAACCAAATAAAGTAACCAAAGGAAGTAAAAGATATATAATTGTAGAGGTTGTTCCCAATGTTCCTAAGAGCGAAGAACTACAAAGGTACTATGATAATATAGCAATAACGTCTGGTCTTAAGGTTTATTTATCAAAAAACTGTAGCAATTGTTTAGCAGAAGAAAGTGATTTGAACGTCATTGTAGATGGTGAAGACGTTTCTTTGAGAGAAAAGAGATTCGGATACTACTTTTTGGACACCACAGATCTAGATGTAGGATTATATGACATATGGTTTGAATTAACATATGCAGAAAATACCTTCGTATCAGATAAAAATCAAATACAAATATATTAATCAAACATGTCAGAAGAAATATTCGTTAGTATAGCATCATATAGAGACAAACAATTAATTCCTACTATTAAGGACTGTTTAAATAAAGCTCATTTTCCAAAAAATTTAGTTTTTGGAATTTGCTGGCAACATGACGATGAAGAGTCTATAGATGAAATTAAAAACGATAAAAGATTTAAGATACTAGACGTAAACTTTACTGAAAGTAGAGGAGCGTGTTGGGCAAGAAATAAAGTACAAGATTTATATAATGGAGAAAAATATTATCTTCAATTAGATTCTCACCATAGATTTTTACCAAATTGGGATGATCATCTTACAAAGATGATAAAAGAACTGGATTCAAAAAAACCTATGCTAACAGGCTACTGCTCTGTGTTAGACGTTAGCAACGATCAAAAACTAGATAACAATCCTTTAAAAATTGTAGGATATGAAGATTTTTCAAATGATGGAAACTTAATGCTAAAGCCTCATTTTATAGAAAATTTTAAATCTTTAGAAAGTCCGATTCCAGCAAGATTTGTTTCTGGTCATTTTGTTTTTGTTGATGGCAAGTGGGTCGAAGAGTGCCGATATGATCCAAATCTTTATTTTCACGGAGAAGAAGTCAGCTTAAGCATAAGATCTTATACAAATGGATATGATTTGTTTCATCCTCATTTTTCAATTATTTGGCACGAATACACTAGATCTGGCAATAAAAAACATTGGGATGACCACACAAAAGATAATTCTTGGTGCTCGTTAGATAGTAGAGCAAAAAAGAGACTAAGAAAACTTTTGCAACAAGAAGATAATGATGAGGATTTGAGTGGTTTTGATATAGGAAAAATAAGAAGTTTTCATGATTATGAACTTTATACGGGAATTGATTTTAAGAACAAAAAAGTAGGAATAAATGCAAAAACTGGTGTAGATCCCAGAATTATGACAGAGAATGAATGGAAATTAAATTATAATAATAATTATAATTTAGTTGTATCTTGGGATATTAATGAAATAGAATCGAAAGATGATTGTGATTTTTGGTTTTTTGGAATCGAAGATATGAATAACAATCTTCTTTTTAGAGATGATTTTAATTTATCAAGTAGTTCAGATTATATGAATAAGAAGGTTAATACAAAACATGTTTCATTTAGTTCTGATCATCATCCACACCACTTAGTGATATGGCCATATAGCAGGTCTTCTGGTTGGCTTAAAAAATATAAAAAAGATATAAAGTAGCACTCAGCCAGGCACGGGAAAATTCGGACCAGGCGGGGCTACTTGAAAATGAACGTCTGAATGAAAAACTCCACTTAAGGTATATCCTTGATAATTTAATGTAAAATTTTGTCCCATATATAAAGTAAAACAATCTACTTGAGCTACTAAAACATTATTAATGTAAATAAGCATCACATCAGGAAAAGAAACAAGAGAATTTTCTAAATATGTAAAAACAAAATTTGAATCTTCTATTGCTGTGTTGAGAGTTAATCCTACTTTTGTTTCTGATGGACCATGTAAAGTTATTGTTTGTCCATTTGGGGGAAGTGTTGCTGGAGGAGTTGTTGTAGGAGGATTGGTGGGATATAAAGTTTTTTCAATAACAGTAACGCCAGAATTAACTATCGAAGAGCTTGTGCTCAAATTATTAAACCCATAACTTTGTATTTCATATGTAAAATTATAGGGGTTATCAGAACTGGGAACTATATCGGATCTTAATAATAAATTAAACATACTGTTAGCAGAATTAAAACTCCGACCAGTAACATCCACTAGGTAGCCCCCAGATGATACATCACCCCAAGTTTCTGTTCCTATAGATACAGATGAAAGAGTTATAGGTATAGAGCTATCAGAACTTTTCAAAACCAAAGAAACAAGTGATAATCCTCCAAGAGGTTTATTTAAATTAACCGCAAGTTTTACTATTATTGCTTTTTTAGAGTCTATAACTTTAGAGTTTTCAAATTTATCATACCACAAAATATCTTCAAGATTATTTTTTACATAATATCCATATATTTGTTCTGAATTTTCATTACCATTATTGAAAAACATTATTGGTTCAATATAGGTGCATGTTGCATAATTTTCATTTAATTCTGATACGCTCCATTTTTCTGGAGATAGCTTTTTATCAACATATCCATGAAAAACAGGTTGATCAAAATTTATCGGGTTTTCATTTCCAACAATATTATTTGTAAATAAGCAAACAGTAAAATCAAATGATGCTAAAAATTCATCTAATAAATAAGGTTTCGATATATTTGGGATTATAGTGCTCATAAATATAAGTTAGTAATAATTAGGTTGATTTGTTGCACACCATTCTTCTACCGTTATGGGATCATCAGAAGATGAGTTTCCTCCAAATAACATATATGAAAAATTATTTATAGATGGAGATCCTCCATTTATAATACACTCTTTAGAGGATAAAATATCAATCCTAAGATCAAGAACAGATTCTATTACATCATAAACAGGAGAATTTTTAACAACTCTTTTTTTTGTAAAATCAAAAAATCTATTATTAGACTCATAATAGTTTTTAATATTATTGTATAATGCAAAATCAGTTCTAGACTTTTTTATTCTTTTTGTTCTATATGTTTTTTCGTAAGAGATTCCAGGTTTACTCTGTGAGCCTACTGGTCTTTCTGGTGTGTGCGGATTAGGAGTTAAAATTGGGTCGTTTTTCGAATTTACCAAATATACTTCTAATCCATTTTTGCTTAATAAATATTCTACTTCTTTAGTTTTATTCTCCCAGTCTAACTTATAGCCAAAGTTGGTTCTATCTTTTTCTTGTGGTAAATATTTTGGGTCAAAGCCAAGCTCTGTAGTTTGTTTCTTTATAGAGTTATAAAATTTATTTTTTTGATATTGTTTGAATGCTTCTGTAGTATTCATGATAATTGTGGAAATTTTTGAACAAGTCTAATTTTATTTATTTTAAACCAATTTAAAAACTTCTTTTCCTCCATGACAGGTAATGTTTCACTTGTAGAACCTTTTTCCTCACGTTCTTTTTCATGAGTTGCTTCGTGCACTATTGTAGATGCAATTTCTAATATCGCTTGTGGTGTATCTCCAAGCTCTTTAATTATTCTATTTACATTAACGTAAATAACATCACTAGGCTGTACTTCTACATCTTGTATTTCTGGTATATATTTCCTAATAACAACTTCTGGAATGCTATTAATTTTATTATTTTTAAAAATATCATCTCCAAACTTAAATCTTATTTTCTGAATAGCATTTTGATTTATGACCTTTTTATTCATAGCAGAGTTATAAAGCCCATATGCTCCCGAGCTTAAATTAGCTACAGTTGATATGTTATTTAATAATTTTAGTCTATTTTCTCTGGCATATAGTTGAACAAGTTTGACTGAAATTTTAGCCTTATCATAGACAGAATCTATTTGTGATTCGTCTACCAATTCTGTTCCTAGTGTCCCTGCCACAGTCTCCAGCCAAAGTTTAAATCTCATAATATTATATATGCTTTCAAATAATCTCTTTGAACTCCTCATTATCTTTTTTATACCCTTTTGACGTTTCTTCTTTTGAATCTTTTGTCCACTGGCGATTCCAGCATAAGTTTTCTTCAATTTTAAATCCATAAAATTTTAAAACTTGTTTTTGTGTTTCCATTACTTGATCAACATTCCAATTGTGCCCCATAATAACAAGACCAGCACTAATATTTTTAACCACATTATTTTCACCGAAAGTTGTATGTCTGTTTTCAATCCAACTTAATCGCTCTATAAGTTTTTGATAATAACTATTCATGCTTCCCCAACGAACAGAACCAAAAAATATTACACAATCACTAGTAAATAGTTCTTTTGATATTTTCCAAAGCTCATCATCTTTATTGTTTAAGCTGCACCAACACCTATGGAGTCCACTGGGATTTTTATTTTTATCTTTCAATAAAGATTCTTTTAAGCCACAACCATTCCCTTTTTTACTACTTATATTTCCTTCGCAAGGATGTATGTTTAAAGATGGGGTTTCTATTATTTTTAAATTTTTATTTTTAAGATTATCTTTGATAAAGTATGCTATTTGAGTAGTCTTTGGTTTTTCTTCTGGCTTCCACCTATTGCTTGTTGTTAAAAACAATATTTGTTTCTTCTTTTCTAAAGAATCAAAAATTGTTTTAAATTCAGTGTTTTTTGTTTTCTCTTCTAGCAGGAATTGTATGAAATTTTTCATAATACAATATATATAAGTATTATGAAATTTAATAAATGGCTTGAATTAAGAGAAGAGAAAGATGCGTGTTATTATAAAGTAAAGTCGAGGTATCGTATTTGGCCTTCGGCCTACGGTTCAGGATCATTGGTTAGGTGTCGCAAAGTAGGAGCAAAAAATTGGGGAAATAAAACAAAAAAAGAACAATTGGAGATAGAGGGAGAGTTTAAAGTTCAAGAAAATATATTTAAACTAGAAAAAGAAAGAGGTTTGAAAGGTTGGTTTGATAGAAATCATGGAAAAGGATGGATAGACTGCAAAGCCAGCAAAAAAGGAAATTTAGTGCCTTGCGGAAGAAAAAAAACAGGCAAAGGTGCAGAAAGAAAATATCCTGCCTGTAGACCAAATTTATCTGCCTGTAATCCAAAAGGCAAAAAAAGAAAAAAAAGTAGTAAAAGAATAAGTTGGAAAAAGGATAGTGAAATTAAAAAATTCTCAGAATGGTTGAAAAATAAGAATAGTTGAATTATACTGTAAGTATGGCATACCACGCTTATAGAAATGGCTACAACACTCTTCCTAATCTGAGAAAACTTCAATTAAATGAAGTTTTTGAAGAAGACAACCATGATAGTATTTTAATTCAAAAAGAAAAAAAAGAAGCCCTCGAAAATCAAAAATGTTTTTTTGAATATAATAATCCAGCAGAGTTTTATGAAATTTCCAAAAATTTTATAATTGAAAATTATCCCGGAAAAATCCAATCCAGTAATTATAAAGATATAGTAAAAGAATTAAATGAAGACTTTTTGATCCATAGAATAGATGGAGATAAAGATTATTTAAGTAGTGCTCATGTTTGCTTTTCAAGTCACTGGTTCCCAGAAGAAAAAATAGGTAAAAGTTTTGATGAAATACATCAGCCTGTTCCTATGAATTTAAAAAATAGTAAAAAGATGGTTGAAGCCATGGTTTATGGAGGAATATTTGAAAGATTTGTTTGGAGCGTAATACATGAAAAAAGATATAATTTTCATCCAAGACTACCTTATAAAAAATTTGATAAAAAATGCCTAGAAGTTAATGTTAAAATAGAAAGGCAAGTAACTGTCGGTTTCCCTGATCATGGCTTTTGCCTCTTTATATTAAGGCAATACTTAATAGAAGAAAAAGATTTAAACAAAGAAGCTTTATCAAATGCAATAAAGAATATGACCATAGAACAGAAAAAATATAAATCTCTTGAAAATTGTGAAGACCTAATAGACTACTTAGAAAGCTGAAAAGAATCAAGGAGCGGGAGCGGTTGGTCCAGGCGTTACACGCGTTCCTGTTGGTGTTGGAGCCGTTGCTGTTGGTGTTGGAGCCGTTGCTGTTGGTGTTGGCATCGTTGCTGTTGGTGTTGGCATTGTTGCCGTTGGTGTTGGAGCCGTTGCTGTTGGTGTTGGCATTGTTGCCGTTGGTGTTGGAGCTGTTGCTGTTGGAAGAATTTCACACCCATAATCTAAACAATCTTGATATGTCGAGAACGGACCATCTCCATATGCTACTTCGACACAAGTTCCATCTATACAATCAAAACTAGATCCACAAGATCCAACATTAAAACACTCTGCCTGTGTTTCAAAAGGACCACCCAAACCATAGCCAGGATCAGATTCAGAATATTCACAAGTACAATCAGATTTTGACCACCAACCTGCTTCATCTATTCCACATGGTGAATCTAGCCAATTTATGTCTCCTGCTTTACAGCAGGGATCAGAGCTCCCTAGATCTAATGGTTTTGGCATGTTGGAATTTCTGTATGAAACAGCTTGTGTTAGATCCAATGTTTCATTTTGTTTATACTCATCTATTTGTGCTGCCATATCAATTAGATCATTAATAATATTGTTTGCCGAAAATATGTCTGCATCCAACTGATTATAAAAGTTCATTACATCCTGAGCAGTTGGAGTATCATCTTTAAAAATTCTAAATTTGCCGTTTCTTGAGAAGCTTGAGAAATAGCCAAAAGGTCCAGTTATTCCGTTTTGTAGATTAGAGTTTTTATATCCTGATATCCATTTCATAAAATCCCACTGTATCCCACCAAATTTTTGATTTTCAAAAATTCTTGTTGGTCTTATAGAACAGCTTCTTGTATACCAATACTCATCTTTAGTACAACCACAATTTGATACTGGAACTTTCTTTCTCTTCCACCTAAAAGAAAGTCCAGAAGAGCTTAGACTCCCTATAGTTTTTACAGAAGAGCATACTGTTGTTCCTGGAAACAAACATGGCTGAGTTCTACGGCTAAATATTGCATTAACATTTCCGTTTTGTTTAATTTCACACCACTCTATAACCCAATGGTCCCCGATCCAAGTATGATTGTCATCAGCTACAGCAAAATTATTCCACATACCACTGCCACCACTAACAGCACTGTTTCCATTCCAATAAAAGTGAACGTCACCACCTGCCCCAGCCCCAGGACAACACAAACTCATGTTAAATGGACCATCAGGAGCTATTGTCGGTGGCGGAGCATCCGCACAACCCATAACACACGCTGCTGTTGGTGTTACAGCAGGAGGAGTTGGTGTAGGTCCAGGCGTTTGTGGTGGTACAGGGGTTACACCACAAACTACATTAAAATCAGCTTTAGAATTACTTAATGGAGAGAAAACTTCTAATAATCCACACGAGGGAGTTTCAGAGTTTTTATTAAACTCTAAAGTTCCAGTAGATCCTCCTGTCGTGGCTGTATAGCCAGCATCAAGAAGATTTGTATCAAAACTAGAAGATCCTCTAAACCCACTTTCAAACTGCAATCCATTCCAAGTTATCTTAAAATTAATCGGCACAGCCAAAGGATTAACATTCCCTGGATTTGTATCATACGAAATAGATATTAAACCTGTAATAGATCCTAAACAAAGATCGTATTTAAAATATGTTGCTGGACCATCTGACATCCGTTTTCTCCTATGCTTTATCTATACTCTTGTTTAATTTTTTTGATTTATTTATAGCCCTATAAACAAGCATTTTTGCGACAATTTCAACGAAAGGAAGGTTTCTTTTATCAGATTCTTCTTTGAGCCATCCAAGAATAGTATCCATATTGTTTTCACACCATTCCACTCCGTTTTTATTCATTGTTATTGCACGTTGTTTGCAACTACAATTAGGTGTAGCTTTTATTCCAACCTTACTTAACATTTTGCTCAATATGCTTCCTGGACCATTAGGATCGTCCTCCAATGTAGCCGGATAAAGATCATTTAAACTTTTTTGTATATCATTACCTAAAACTTCAAAAACTCTATTTTCAGCTTGTTTTTGAGTCCAATCTCCTATGGAATCATATTCTTCTCCATGCCATAACTTTAAAGGCAAAGGAAAAGGGAAAATATTAGCATTAACAGTTTTATTGCTTGGGCTATCTACATAGTTTATTTGAATAAACTCTAAATTGAAAGAAGGAGGAGTTATTAAATTTCCCCTCTGATCAGATGTTTTTGGAGGCGTAACAGTCACACGATATGGCAGCTTCATAATAATTAAATTAGTGTTAATTTTTCAAATATAGGACTAAATACAATATAAATTAAAGAGGTGTTTATGGAATTTAAATTATGGTTAGAAACAAGTTTTAAAGATCTTCTAGAACCAGTTCCTCAAAATCCAGATCACCATGCAGAAGGTAATGTTCTCAACCACACAAGAATGGTAAGAAAATCTTTAGATACTGCTAAAAATTTATTATCTAAAGAATCTAATAAATTTCCATTTAAAAATATAAACTTTCATTTAGATGAAAAAGAAGAAAAAATATTAAAAATGGCAGCTTGGCTTCACGATATTGGCAAAGCTAGTGCTACCACTATTGGCGGAAAACATTGGTCGGCTGGAGGAGAAGGAAAAATACAAGCAATAGATCATCAAAGATCTACTCACTATCTTCCTATGATCGATAAGCTACACCCAGTTGCAAAAAACATGCTAAATAATTTAGCCCCAGATGAGCTAAGCGATCTTTATTTCTGTATAGATAATCATATGAATTTAAGAGACGGACAACTATCCAGAAGATTGGGTAATTTAATTTTAGACAAAGATGGAAATTATAAAAATGAAAGAAAAGTTAAAATTTTAATACACCTAATAATAATGGACTGGACAGGAAGGATAAGCGGAGAAAAAGGTGGAGTTAACGGAGGAATGGACGCCCTAGCAGGTTTCAAAAATTCAGCAATAGCTTTTAAAGAAAAACACAGTAGGTTTAATTAAACACGGATAAATAATTATTATGACATTTTTTAAACATTGGTTATTTTTAAATGAAAACATAGAAGAAAACTTTAATAAATGGCTTGAATTGGCTTTTCAATATGCTAAAGGAAATGAAAAAAGATTGCTTAAACCTTATTCTTGGATTATCCTCCCAGCGTACCACCAAACGGAATTTGAACGTGAGTCTGTGATAGGAGTTGATCCTAAAACCTTAAGTGATGCTGATAAAGAAAGTTTACATAGCATAATAAACCAACAAACCAAAGATATTATAATAAATGTTTTAAAAGAAAAAAATGTTGAAAATTACAATTGGTTTGCTTTTAGTTTAGGATTTTCAATATTTAAAAGACTTGAAATTCATCAAGAAGATCTTGAGTTAGCCATAGACGTAACCAAGCAAAGAGTAGACAATGGTGAATTGCCTAAAACTGAAATTGGAACTAAAGGCTGGATGACAATAGGAGCAGAGGCACAACAGTATGTGGACGCTTATATAGTTGCTCAACAAGAAATAAGCAATAGAACTAAGTTAAAGATGAAGAAAAAAGGAGAAACCCTAGGAGATGATGAAAGATATGTAAAGTTAATTGAAAGTGAAAAAAATATTAAAGTATATTTTATTCCAGCGATAGAAAAAGGACCATCTCTTGATAGTATAAGACAAAATGCTCTAGTAGGAGCTCCGTTAGACAAAGTAAACCCAGACGATAAAACATTAAAAGATCGGCAAATGATATTATGTAAATATGGAAAAGGAACAGTTTGGTGTACAGCAAATCCTCAAGGAACTTATCATCCATATTATTCTAAAAACAACATATACACAATTCATATAGATGATAAACCGGCTTATCAGTTCGTAGATTGCAATGATGATCGTAACCACCAATTCATGGATGTAGACAACACACCAGTTAAAGAATTAGAAGGTGATGTTTATGATATTTTAAATAAAAATTTAAAATCTAAGATAAAATGTTACAATTTAAGCAGAAGCTATAGTTTTGATGAATTGATGAATTCAGAAGATACTTCTGATATTTATAAAAATATAGGTGCTAAAAATATTAACTCATTCTTAGAAAGAATGGATAAAAATCAGTCAATAGAAGTTTTAAGAAATCTGATAAAATATAAAGATCCAAGTTGGTTTGACAGTGCATTCTTATCTTACGACCAAGATAAATTATTACAATCTTTTATTAAAAAACTTGGTGCACAAAAAGTAATAGATGAGTTTGCTGAAAAAATGTCAAACTCTTTTAAGGAGGTTGGGGTTAGCAATATTTCAAGCTTTGTTATTAAGAATATTCTTTCAAGCGATCCTGGCAATATATATCAAATATTAAAAGATAACATAGATGTTATCAAAAAATCAAATTTAAATTCTGGTGCTATCGAGAAGATTATTAACGAATTCGGACCAAAAGATCATAGTAAAGAACGAGAAAAAACAATAGTCCTTTTAGGACCAGAAGTTCTTAATAATTTAGATGAATATGGCATATCATCAGTAGTAACTCAAAATGGATTTGATGTTTTAGAAATGATACTAAATAACAGAACAGCTAAAATAACCGGAAAATTAGTTGAATTTATATTAAAGCAAATGATGTTAAATAATTTTAATTATCAAATTAAATTTTTAAAATGGCTTTTAAGTAAAGACATAAGCACTAGTGCTGTAGTAGTTATATTAAAGTGGTATTCTGGTATGTTCGGCGGTGCATTCACTAAAGCTACTAAGGACATCCCAGAAAACTATTTAGAATCAATTTTTGAATTAATAGGTAGTGATAGGATTACTAAAATCAAGAAACCAGAGATTTTATCTATTGCAAAATATTTATATTCATACATTGGTGGTACGCAAAAAGAAAAATTCTTTGATCTTATTGAACAATATCACAAAAAAATAAATCTTTCTTCTGAAGGATTAAAATGAAATTTAAAAAATATGTAGAAGAAAAAGAAGGTAAAAAGTCTAAAATAGAAATGTATTTAGATTATTACAAAAACTTAACACCAAAAGGTTTTAAAGTAACCAAAGATAAAAACAAAATAGTTATTGAAATCAAATAATCATTTTTCTGTTGATTTTAAAGGTACTGTTTTCACTCTTCTAAACATTCCTTCTTTGTCTTCATCTGTTTCTTTGCATTTGCATCCTTTGCACTTACAATTTTTGCAATTGCAATTTTTGCAATCACTTTCTCTACAAGGTTTGCAATCACATTCACAATTAATTTCTGGAAGTTTAGATTCTAACCATTGATTGAAACTCTTCATAATTTTCCTTTAAAACAAGTCCCCGCCACCATTATAATTTATATATTAAAGTTATATATAAATTATAATGAATTTTAAGCATTGGTTATTAATATTAAACGAAAACGCAGAACAAAATTGGGGTCTTTGGTGTGATAATCTAGAGAAATACGCAAAAAACAACCCAAGAGAAAATGGAGTGTTAAACTCATTAAAAGATTTTTTAGGGGGTGTTTATAGCAATATTGATTTAAAATTCCTTATAGGAATACCTCACCTGCGTTCTGACGAAGGACCCAGGCTTGAAAGACTCGCTGGAATAGCCAAGGCGAGATCAATAATAAATGTTTTAAAAGAAAAAAATGTTGAAAACTATAATTGGTTTGCTTTTAGTATGGGTTTTATTGTTTCTTATAATGATGCTTGGCACGACGAAGATTTAAGAGCTGCTATAGATGAAACCAAAAGAAGAATAAGTAGCGGAGAGTTGCCTAAATCTGAAATTGGAGCTAAAGGCTGGCTGGTCATAGGCAGTGAATCTAAATTTTACACAGACGCTGCTATCGAAAGAAGTCAGGAAATTAGCAAACGTGAACAAGAACGCCTTAAAAAGTCTGGTCAAACATTAAGTGAAGATTCAAGATTAATTCAAACGGTAGCAAAAGAAGGCGATTATACTTTATACCGGTGTCCTAAGCTTTCTTTCTATAAAGAGGATGAAAAACAAAAAGAAAAATTAATTGGTGAAAGACATATGGTTCTCTGTAAGTATGGCAAAGGTGGAAACTTCTGCACAGCAGACCCTACAGGAACATATCACAGAAATTACGCCAAAAACGACATATATATTTTTCACGTAAAAGATAAAGTTAAATATCAATTTGTAAGCTGTGATGATGCATTAAACCATCAATTTCATGACGTAAGAAACTTGCCACCAGAAGAAGTATTGGGTGATGAGTATGACTTCTTAATGGCTCACAATTCTCCAATAAGCTGCTATAACCTTCCGGTAGTATCTGTCTCTAGCTATGAAGATCTTATAGAAAAAATAAAGTCTGGAAATCTTAAAAGAGTAACTCTATCAACTATTGAAAAGAGTTTAATGCGAGCAGCAGATGAAAAAAGTATAGATAATATTGAATTGTTTTTAAACGCTGCGGTAAAGATTTGGGACATGGGTGCAGGACGCCTTAGGCTATCTTCGATTATAGAAGAAATAATTGAAAAGAACGAAGAAAGCTTTGTTCAAAAAGTAATTAAAAAGATTCTTGATGTAGTCTACAAAGGAAGTTACGATCAACACATGCTTGACAGCAATACATGGTCAAATATAATTAAAGCGGCTAACCTTGAAAATTTAGATACTATCTATAGCAAATCGTCATCAAAGGTAGCCAAAATACTATCGCCACAAGAGCTAATAAAGATTATTGAAAAATTTGACTATAGTTTTGATATACTTAAAATATTAGCAAAAGCAGGATCCGAGATTAATTTGCCCTCAGACTACTTTGTTAAAGTATTATTGCTAAGTAAAGATAAACAAAAAACTATCAACACCTTTAGAACATCCGGTATTCTTGAAAATAAATTAAGAAATTCAGATATAACAGACTTGCTAATGTGCCAACTCAATCAAAAGTCAACTTCAACTATCTGGGACAGGACGGTATGGGATTTCCAGAAGCCTGAGTCTAAGCCTGTTAAAGTTCCATACACTCCTGGGAAAGAGATGGCGTCTATGCTAGGATCAGAAATAGTAAGCCAACTTAATTTAAAACAAGGATTTTTATACAGCAAGATGGAATCAGAGCAGACAGGAAATTTTATAAGATGGCAAGGAGTAGATCTTACCACAGAACAAATCAAAGGATTTTTAGAAGGAGTTGCAGCCAAGCATGAAAATATGGATGGAGATGATGTTTATAATCTTATTAGAAAATATAAACAATTAAATATTCATAAGGCTGAGGAAAAAATAACTAAGATTCTTGGCAAAAGAAAACTTGCTTTGCTAAGCAAATATCACAGGTCGAGCTTAAGAATTAATTATTAAGAATAATATATACTATAGAGAAGTAACTTTAACAAGGAGGTTAAGGTGTTCAAACCTTATTATCGTCGCCTGGAAAATAGCTCCATATTAGCTAACAGCAACATTGTTACACAATGGTATTATCCAAATCAATTGGCTCCAATTTATGGATTTCCAACTTCCTATAATGGCACTGGGCAAAAAGTTGCTTTTATAGAATTAGGTGGTGGTTTCAAACAACCAGATTTAAATCTTTATTTTTCAAGATTGGGTTTAAGATCTCCTACTGTTCAATTTGTTTCCGTGGATGGAGCAAGAAATCGCCCAACCAATGCTTATTCAGACGATGGTGAGGTAATGCTTGATTTGTGCACCACAATAGGCTTGGCAAATGGTATAACACCAATTGTTTATATAGCTCCTAATAGCGAGCAGGGTTTTATAAATGCTATTAACAGAGCTGTTACAGACAGAGTTAATATAATTAGTATATCTTGGGGAGCACCAGAAGATCAATGGACATTATCAGGAATATCAGGAATGAATAGTGCTTTTCAAAGAGCTGTTTCTGCAAACATTACAGTGACTGTAGCATCTGGGGATTCTGGAAGTACCGATGGAGAAATTGGTAATCATGTAGATTTTCCAGCAAGTAGTCCATATGTTTTAGCTTGTGGAGGAACTACACTTTCTTCTTCTGGAGCTACTTGGTTATCAGAAACGGTTTGGAATAACGGCTACGGAGCTACTGGTGGGGGAGATAGTGCTTTGTTTTCAAAACCTGTATGGCAAAATTCAGCTATTCCAACTGGAAACAAAAGAGGCGTTCCAGACGTTTCTGGTGTTGCTGATCCTGCTACCGGAATCAAGGTTATAGTTGATGGTGGATTATATATTTTTGGAGGAACAAGTGCTGTATCTCCTATTTGGGCTGCTTATATAGCTAGATGCAATCAAGCTGCTCGTAGAAGTTTAGGATTCATTAATCCAAAGCTTTATTCTTTAAGTTTGTCTAATTTTAATGATATTGTTTCTGGTAATAATGGCGGATTCACAGCAAAATCCGGTTGGGACGCCTGCACTGGTCTTGGCACAATAAAAAATATATTATTCAACAATTTAATAAGGTGAAAACAGTTGACTTTTCCTAGTATTTCTGTATACTTGGAAAAACCTTATTAAAAAAGAGATAAAAATATGGATTCTACACCTGAAAAACAAGCAACTATTTCAATGAACTACAGATTCACTTTAGAGTCTAGTTTGTCAAAATATAATAATTTTAAAAATACAATTTGTGAATTTAAATTTGATTTAATTAAAAAAAATATAATAATAGGTTTTTATGAAATTTTTAATGAACATAAAGACACACTAACAGACAAACAATTAGAGAATTGGATTTTTATGGATCATTCTATGGACTTATTAAAATTTAAGTCCTACGACGCAGTTGGTAATGTTTTACGTGAGGTTAACTTTGCCACATTAGAGGTAATAGCAGATGAATGCTCGTTTAATTATGATGAAAGTAAACCTCTTGTAAGAAAAATTACTTTAAAATTTAATAAATTTACAAAAGATGTTACACTACTTTAGAAAGTAGAAAATGAAATTTAAACTGCTTAAAGATCGTATCAAGGACTTAGTTTGGTATGTTCCTCATGCTAAGCCGAATGTTCTGGAGTGTAGTGGTTTTACCGAAATGCCTCATGAAATGCAAATTCAAGTTCTCCCTGATATTGTCGAAGAAATTATTCCCGAGGGGATAATTCAGTTTGATGATTGGGACGAAAAAGTGTTTACGGCTGGTCTACTAGCCAATTTCTTTTTCCAGTCAGAAAAACTTGCTAAAAGAAATAGTGATGGAATTTTTCAAGTCGTTGATGCCCCAAATATTGTTTGCATTGACAGAAATTGTGTGGAGCCAGTATGAATCTATTTTATTTTTTCCATAAAATCTACAGACCAGAAGTTACGAGATTCAGCGACAAAAGACCAGAAGTTACGAGATTCAGCGATAAAGAAAGACCCTGGATACTTACATGCTGCGTGATCACCGCCTTGTTGACCTTTAGTTTATACCATTTTTTTTGACGCCTAAGAAATCTTCACAGATAGTTTATTCATACAGGGATAGCATAGTTTTTACCGACAAAGATACCGACAAAGTTATCCTGAAACTAGACAATGTAGAGTTTAGAGTTTTAGGTAAAGATTCTTTTATGTTTGGAACTAAATCTGAAAATGGTGATGAAATTTTAGTTTGTGACGAAATTCCGCCTAACACTTATCCAACAATCCACAGAACAAGTAACGAAATTTCGCCCCGTTAGAGCTAATCTTCATCACGCTGTTGGTGTAGGTGTAGGAGTCTTTGTTGGTGTAGGTGTAGGAGTCTTTGTTGGTGTAGGTGTAGGAGTCTTTGTTGGTGTAGGTGTAGGAGTTGGCGTAACCATATCTGTAAGATCTTCTTTTTCTACAACATCATTAAATGATTCGCCGTCTGCTAATTTTCCAACCATTTTGCGATCTTCGCCATTTACTACCATTAAACCATGAAGTGTTCTTTGAATAGACTTGCCGTCTACTAAAGAGCTATCCATTCCTCCTTCAGTGCCCATATTAACAACATCCGGATTTAATTTAACAATGTAGTCTGCCATATGAAAGTCTCCTTCTTTATAACATATATATTACTTTAATAATAAAAAAAATTAAATTTTTTTATTTTTAACTCTTGATTATACTGTAGAATTTGTGTATCATAATAGCATGAAACCAGTAGTTTATATTGCTTCTCCATATACAAAAGGTGACGTTAGTGTTAATGTCCACTTTCAATGTAAGGTTTTTGATGAATTGATGGATGAGAAAATAGTAATTCCCGTAGTTCCTCTTTGGTCGCATTTTCAACATACAATTTTTCCAAGACCTTACAAAGACTGGATAGCATATGATTTGGCTCTTTTAAACAGATATGATGCATGTTTGAGATTGGGCGTTGTTAATGAAAAACTAAACTACTCCCAATACGATAGCTCAGGAGCAGATGGAGAAGTTGAAGAGTTTAAAAAGTTGAACAAGCCAGTCTTTTTCAACAAAAAAGATCTATATCAATGGGCAGAAAATACGGAGTTCAAATGAATATTAAAAATATTAAAAAGCCTCGTGATTTTCCATACAACGAATACACAGATAAAAAGGATAAAATTAAATTAAAAGCGTGTATTTATGATGAAGATGATGGTGGTTTAATCATAGTTGAGCAAGGCTCAGAGCAGATTTACGTAAGAGAAGATGCTAATATAAAAGATTGGCTTAAAGATGTTGAAATTAATATTAAACGCCAATGTGCAATTAGAGATTTTTTGAAAGATGTTATAAAAGATCGCAAAGCAAAAAAGAAGGACAAATAAAATGAAAAAAGTTTTTATAGGATTTTTAGCGTTTGTGTTTCTACTGTCTTCTGTGGCACATACATTAGAAGTGCCGCCGTGGGACAGTGAGGTCGGCAGCGTCGAAGATCAAGACACTCGCAAGTATGAAGCTGAAGCCGAAAGAGCTAGAAAACAACAAGCAGTAATAGAAAAAAATAGGCGAGAACCTATTGATGCAATTAAAAATTTAACCAATGAAATTAAGCTGCTACGAGAAGCGGTCGAAAGAATTGAAAAGAAAATGCCTGTAAATCGTTCTGCAAAAAAAGTATCATTTGATCCGTCTTTCCGAGGATTTGCACCAATGCCTGCCGGCGGTAAAGGAAGGTTTTAAATATGAATAAAGTTTACTTGGCTGGACCAATAACTTCTCTTTCTTATGATGAATCAAACGATTGGAGAGTGTGGTTTAAAAATGAAATTACTAAATCTGACAAAATAAAATGTTTATCACCAATGCGAGGCAAACATTATTTAAAAGATTGCAAAGATATTTCAGCAACAGGAAATGAAAAGCTTGGAATTTTATCTGGTGGACCAGCAATCTTAACCAGAGATCATTCTGATGTGGTGAATTCAGATATTATTGTTGTTAATCTTTTAGGTGCAACCAAAGTCAGCATTGGTTGTATGTTTGAAATTGCTTGGGCATACCACAAACATATTCCTATTGTATTAATTATTGAGGATGATGTCAGTAATATTCATTCTCATTCCATGCTGTTTGCTATGTGCGGATACAGAGTAAACAATTTATTTTCTGCATTAACGATAGTAAAAGCTTTTTTCGATGAATGAAAAAAAGGTATTTATATGAGAACACACACTGTCAAAGTAATAGAATCATCAGATGAATTTCGTAATTTCACAATTGAAATTACGAATCATGAAGGCGAGTCTGTTCTTGTTTCTATTCCTAAAGAAATTTTTTCTTGGAAAGATAAAGATGACTCGCAATTCGGTCTAAATCTAGTAACTAGAGGTCATTATGAGTGAAATAAACGAAAAAGATGATTATTTGTATTTTTTGAAACGATCAGTTGATCTCCTTGTGAGTCTTCATCAACTCATTAAAAAAGGTGAGGATGAGTCTGATGAAGGAGAAAAGATTAGAGAAGGACTTGACCAATACTGGCATTTTTTTTCAGAAGAAGATCAGGAATGGTTAAGGAATCTTTCCGCCAGTCTTTATGTTTTAGTTGAAACAGTTAAAATGGCTGGTCCACCTACGACCAAACCAGCGACGACGGAAAACGACTATGCTCCTCCTACAAGAGATGCTTCACAGAGTAAAAGTAAATTAGCATAGAAGAATTATTAGATAAGTTGAATAATTAAATTATAAAAATAATCCCCCTGCTAACCAATAAAGATTAGCAGGGGGATTTTTATTTCAACCGTTCTTTAGCTTTTCTAATTCTTCTTTTAATCTTTTATTTTCTTTTTCAAGAGCTTCTAGCTTAAGTTTTTCCGTAATTTCTAACTTAAGCTTTTTATTTTCTTCTTCTAGCTTTTCTGCCCGTTTAGGAATCCAATAATCCTTATCATTAGTTTCTGAGACATATCCTTGTAAACATGTCTTTACAGCAACATAATCATTTTCAAGATTTATGTGTTGATAATTAAAATATTGTCCTGTTTGAGAACCTTCTACAGTCGCTCCATCAGAAACCTTTGGGCTGGAAACTCCCGGACCTGCTGAACACAATACGCACCCACTAGGGAGTTCATAACTATCACAAGTTGCCGTAATTTCTCCGTGCGTAGGATTACTAAATCCAAACCCCTTTGTCCTTCTAGGAGAGGCATTTTGCCAATAAACAGTAGGAGAATTATTATATGTGTAGCATTTAATAATTTCTTTTTCTAAATAAAATATAGCTTCTATAACACCTTTAATTCTATCTTTGTTATCTCCATTTTTTCCGAAATCAATAGCTTCTTGGCTATTTAGATCCACAAATTTAAAAGCAACATCTTTGTGAGCATAACGTTTTATATCGATATGATCGTTAGCAGGAATAATATAACCTTGTCCACCTGCATCTTCTCCATCTATAGAGAACTTAACTACTGCTTTTCTAGAGTTTTTATTTCTAAATCTTATTGTATATTCACTGCCAAAAGGAATCAATGTTGTGCCATTTGGAAATTCTTTGGCAATTTGACCATTGACTAAAATACACATTACAAACTTATTTGAATAAACCATACGAACCTCCTAAAAACCCAAAAGTTTAAACCCTTGTCCTCAAAGAGCATTGATTTTTTGTTCGCTAAAAAATCTTGGTAGCGGGTCATCTACCGAGGACTACTCTACTATAGTAGAAGTTTCTGAAAATTTCAAGTCACAGGCATGCTTGATAAGAAAACCAAATAAAAAGTCCTACCCCGACACCAGCCAAAATTTTAGCAACTATCGAGACAGGATAACGGTATTCTTGATTGTATATAGAGTATATGTTCATATAAACCTTTCTTTGAAGTATCTGGGTAGAGAGACTCGAACTCCCGATCCCTTGCTCCCAAAGCAAGTGCGATAGCCAACTTCGCTATACCCAGTCTAGAAATATATAGTGAAAGATATTATATTTCTTATTATAAACATGACCAAAAATATTTTGACTCACATGGAGCTGGTGCGAAAAGACAAATAAAAATTATTGTTTAAATATTAAAAAATAATTTTATGTGTTACAATATTTACTTTTAAATTCTTCTTCATCATAACTATCTGCCTTCGATATATTCTCTGGACCTAACATGGGTCTTAAATTTTCTAAGGCATTAATGATTTTTAAGTCCAAGATTCCATGATCTAAAAATGCTTGTATAGGTATTATATGATCTACATGCCAATCCTTATCTTTACAATTTTCATAATCTGGGTGGCTTAGTATATGATCTTGTAATTGTTTTGGTGTATAGCCGAGCAATTCGTGTGTATGGCGTGTCTTGCGTTGTCCTGTGGCTTCCATAAATCTTTTGATGTGTTGACCACACATTTTACGAAACCTCTTACGTAGATTAACAGCCTCTCTATCTGGATCATACATATGACAATTAGCACCAGATACTTTTAAATTACCACATTTTTTACAATTAGGATATCTTTTAAAATTAGTTAAATATGCTTCTGATTCTCTACCACATTTACAAATATATTTAATTCTTGTTTTTCTAAGCCGTATCCAGGATTCAATAAATTTACAATTATTTTTTTCACATATTTCTTTTATTTCATTATCTTTGGTTCTATTATTCTCGGAATTAAATTTAGCCATACAATTTCTGCATTTTGTTCCTTTTTGAAGATTGCTAAGTCTCATCTCTGTTTGATTTCCACAAACACAAATTACTTTCATTTTTTCATTATTATTAATATACTCTTTTTCAAGAAAAACAAATCCGTGAGATTCAACAATTGATTTGACATTCTCGTAAGATAGTTTGTTTGCTCCACCACTTGGCATTTTGATCTCCTTTATTATTGAGTTTACATATCAAATTATACAAAAAAACCTTGACTGTTGCCAGCCAAGGTTTAGTTTGTGAAAACTTCACGTAGTAGCCTAGACGATGAAGTTAGCGATATTCAATCTTGCATAAAATTTTGCCCCTTCGCGAAGCAACTTCTTCCCATACCTTGTTAACAGTCCTTTTCTTGGGGAGAAGGATTCTGGATCTAACACGACTGGTGTCTGAGTGAGTGGCACATATGGGCAGTAGAAATATCCACTATCCATGTATGAATCACCCTTATAACCCATAAGGAGCTGTCCAGTTGGGAACAGTGGATCCTTATACAGTCTCCAACGATTGTTTACAGTACCGACATACTGGATGCCGAGTGAGCTTGTAAATGTTTCTGAAGGAGCTGGGGCGAAACCCGCAGTAGCTGTTTCAAACACTGAAGCAACTTCTGGTGAGGTAACAATAAAGTTAGCACCACCACGGAGTGTCTTACGGTGAATTACGTTACTTACTTCAACAACTTTGACGTAGAGTGATTCATACTTTTCCTTGATGGTATCACCAAGAGCAGTATTGAAGTCCCATGCTGAAACAGTACCGGCGTTATTGCGGAGATCACCAAGAACTTCACGATCGATTTCAAGGTTGATTTCCTGAGCAAGAACGGCAGTTAGCTCAGCTTCGGCGTCAAGATTGTGCTGTGAGCGTAAATCCTGCTGAGCTTCATAGCTCCAGACAGCCTTTAGTTTACGAGTCTTAGCAGCAATTTCCTGACTCTCAATTGTCAAGTTAATTTCTGGCATGTCAGGGTTGTTTTCCATGTTGTATTCATAGCTGATTACAACCTTAGAACCACCGCTTGAACCACTCCAGGTTAGTGATAATGTTCCATCAGCAACAGCGAGTGTGCCAGCGGTAACATAAGCACTTGGTGCACCAACAGTTGTTAATGAAAGGGTGCTCCCGGCAGCAGGAACAACGAATGTGTTAACAACTTGGGTACCAACATAAACTGTACCAGTTACTGTTCCAGCAATGACTGGAATGTGCTCAAGAGTAGCACTTGTAACATTGGCAGAAAGATTCTGGTGAACTTCATTCTGAACGAACTGGTGAGAATAGAAGACGTCGAGGTTAGCAGTTCCATCAGCAAGCTGTTGTAAACTGTTAGCATCGTCACCTGGGAAACCTACCTTGTTACTAGCACCACGAATGGCACCTTTATCACTGCCGTATCTAAAACGGAGGTAATAAACAAGACCGGTTGGTCCGAGCAATGGCTGGACGCTAACGATCTTGTTAGCAATCAACTGTGGATAAATACGACGAACAAGAGGAATACTGATTCTCTTGAATTGAGCAACGTCACCTGTGTCGGTTGCTGATTCATTGATCAGTCTCTGATTTTCGAGGAGAACGGCTGTGTTATTACGGACAGTACGATCTTCGATGCCGTCTAATAAGCCAGTCTTCTTCCAACGAGATTCTAACTCCCTTGCCTCGTTAAGAAATTTAGCATTAATATTCATATTTCACTTTCTATTTATAAACTACTTATAAATCCTTTATTATTATTACTTAATTGGTTTTTCTAACACCAGCTAAGACTTGTAAATCGTTAAAGCTGCTGTCTTCGCTAGCATTTTCCGCAATGATAGCTTCACCAGCAACTAGTTGTCCTCTCCCCGATACTTTCTTACTCTTTTCGGCTCTTTCATTCTGTTCATTTAATACGTCTTCTTTTTTGTTCTTAACAACAGTTTCTTTTTGTTCGTTAATAACATTGTGAGCACTTCTAACAGCTTCATTAAGCTTGGTGTTCTCTGTGCTTAAACGGATACTTCTAGCCTCTAGAAGCTTAATCTGACCCTTAAGATCATCAACAGCCTTCTTAGCTTCTTCAAGCTTGCCTGTTGAAGCGACTGCATGATCTTCGTCACTTAAGTAATCACTTGTAATATCAACGATCTTATCAAAAGCACTCTTATATTCACTGGTTCTTGGATCATTGACTAGATCGTGTTTAGCCTGTTCATAAATTTCGCTACCCTTGAACTGTAGGAACTGATCTACTTTATCGACAATGTATTCCTTCATTTCAGCGAGTTTGCTGTCATACTCTTCGTAAAGAGAAACTTCGAGATCTTTGTTCTTGCTTCTCTCTTCTTTGAGCATTCCATAGGCTTCTTCATAACCCTCTTCAAGAGCAGCCTCATACTCTTCACCTTGAACTTCAAGACGGTTTCTTAGTTCACTGATGATTGAATATGCTTCGGCATATCCAGTTTCAGCAGTTGACTCAGCATCTTTTAGTTCTTTTGAAAGCTCAGAATAAGCTTCCTCAAGCTTGGAGTTAAACTCCTCTTCCAAACTAGTCTTAGCTTCAGCAAGCATTTCCTCAATGGCTGAAACTACTTCACTTAACTGATCTTCAGGCAATAGTTTTTCAAGTGCCTCTTTGATTTTTTGATTCATGAGCCTATACCTCGCTTTAATGAATTAGTTGAATTTTCTATTAGTGTTCCCAAGCATGCAATTAAGGCTTGCTTATTACCCTTATATATGCTTCTGCTTTCATTTTTTCTTGAAAATTCTTCATCCGCAGAAGAATTTTCTATATTAACCATTGAGCCTTCTTTTTTAGCTGATGGGCTCGATACTTTTTCTTGATAAGCAGCATGAGTACTTGGATCGGCTACAGCATCAAAAGTGATAAGCTTGTAACTTTCTCCAATTACAAGAATGCCATTTTCGTCAACCTTACCATTACCAACACCTCTACTGCTAATACCAATTCTTACACCATCGTTCAAAAGACTTTTCAATATTTTTCCATGAGGAGTATTAAGGATTTCTCCTTCACCCATCAATACATTTCCTTCCCACCAAAGTTTTGTAATAACATGGCTTGCTTTTTCAAAGTGAATAATACTATCTGTTGGATGGTCTAATTCACCAATCAAGCCTCTATTTTTAACACACTCCTGTAGTTTTTTAATATTCTCGCTGAGAACACCAAAAGGATACATTCTTTTATTCTTATTAATTGCTTCGGCTTCCTGGAACTTACCTTTGAACTTAGTGAGTCCTTTATCACTAACGGACTCATTAAGACTCAGAGTAAAACCAGAGTTACTGCAGCTGTCTACGAATAGTATTTCTTTACTCATTTTTTATCTCCTTATTTCATTTGGCAAAAGGATTACGAAGATTTGGCCAAGTGTCCTTACCTTGTTCTGTGCCAAGATCATCACTATCCATGTCAACTCCCTTATCACCCTTCATGGTAAAGTCCATGTCTTTGAGTAAGTATGGATTGCTTAGTGAAGGATAAACGCTATCTCCACCAATGTTACCCCATCCATTATTCATCATTTCATCACCAAGATTATTCTTGATATTTTTTCCGTCACTTACAGAGCCCCTACCAGAATCTACTACTGAGTCATCCTGACCATCAGAGGCTGGTGAGTAACCTTGTTTGGCATGAGCATGAAGCATTGGGTGATCACCTGTTGGTGATACCACTGGATCCATTGGCTCCCATTCCTTACTGTTTAAATTACTCTCGTAGATATCTCTTAAATAATTAGCAACAAACTCGGCTAACTGAACATCTGGTTCTACTTCCTGGTTAATAACGTAAATGCATTCCTGTAGTAAAGTCTTTGCTTCGGTTACTACTTCGGCATCACCAAGACTTTCAGCAAGTTTAGCAAGATTGTTAAGAGCTTCGGCAAGATCAGAGAACACGCTTAGATCTTTTTCCTGTGAAGCATCAACATAGTTGTATAGCTTGTTAGCAACATCTTTGAATTCAACATATTTGTCGGTGCTTTCAAGCCTTACACCAGCTATTCCTACCATCTTGTTGACTCTTTCAGAGTAAGCATCAAAAGCTGTTCTAAGAATTGCCTCTGCAATAAAATCACAAGTGTTATCATCAAAGTTTCTTGATCCAGCCATTTCAAGGCAAGACTTGACTGTGGCAGCCATTTCTTCTTGAGTTAGATAAAGAGCTTCAGGGAAAGCTCCAACAGTATTTTCAAGAGCAGTTTCAAGACCGCTGTTATTTGAAACATTGTTGTGCTTCTTGATCTCTACAACACTTCTAATAAATCTTTCGTTCTCATTAAGCTTCTTGGCTTTGTTTCTTAAAACCTTTACTTCTGTGTCCATAGTCTTCCAGTCAAAACTAAGAATCTTGCCTTCATTCTTCTTTAGTTTTGTTGGAATTGTGACTGCATTTACTTCACCTTTATCGTCATGTGAAATTGTGCATTCTTTGTAAAGTGGACCCATTTCTTTGTAATTAACATATCCAAGAACATTCTCTGTTAAGTTATTCCATTCTTTCATAGTCTTAACAACATAAACTCTTGCTCTTGGATTGCTGATTCCCTTGAGTCGTTTACGCATAGGAGCAGTTTTGGTCTTTAGATAATTCTTTATTCCTTTTCTCTTACGCCTAGTCTTCATCATGGCAACAATACGCTTTCTGACATGTGCTCCTCTTTGGTGCTTATGGAACAGCTTGCTGCGTTTTCCATGAGGATTGCTAAGCTTAGCTTTATATCCTTCAATTAAATTTCTTCGGACAACAGCAAGACCTAGATACTCATCTAGCTTGGCACTTGCTTCTTCATCTTTGTTTTCAACAAGGTCATCAATCATCGAGGAGATAAGCTTTTTTGACTCACCTTTCTCGCTATCTTCGTCTACTACAAGCTCTTCGATGTTCTCTAGCTTTAGTTCACCTTTTACAACACTGTAATTGGCACGAACATAGTCTTGATCAAGGGTTTTATAAACAGCCTCTGATTCGTTAAAGAAAACGAGTTCAAGCTGGTCGGCACCCAGAACATTTGCCAAAACTTCTTCGGCATTTATCAATTCTTCCTGAATTTTAGAAATGGATGCCTCTTCCATTTTCTTTAAGGCATCATAGCTGATTAATTTACGCTTCATATTTTTTATATCTCCCTAGGTTGATTTTTAATCGTTTGTGAATGCTCCCACTTTAATGGGCTTTTTGAACAAATTGTTCAAAGAGTTCATTCCAACTCTTTAAATAAATCCTCTAAACCATATATATGAAGAAAGGCTTAAAAAATTTTTAAGTTTTTTTAATATATACTTTTACCACTTTAAGATAGGAAAAATATGAAGAGTTTTCACAAGTTTTTAGAAGCGATGGACACAGGATTAAGAGGTGAATTAGAAACAAGTTTTGGAAATGCTTCATATGATGCCGACCAAGAGGCAGCAGTATCAACTGTGGTGAATTTAGTTATGCAAGCTGCTTCTTCTGATATGAGTCGATTAATGACAATGCTAAGAACTCTCAGTAGCAGAGATCCAAGCATGAAAGCACTTTACGACCAGATAGATGTAAACAAGTTAAGAGCTGCTGCCAGAAAGCATTCTGGAGATGATACCGGTGTCTCGGGTTCAGAATCTGGCGATTCGATGGACAATGTTATTAAGAAGCCAAGTATGGATTCGGAGTTTTCAGCTCCATGAAAAGTTTTAATGAGTGGATTATAAACGAAGACAAAAAGTCATCAAAAAAAGATGATAAAAAATTATCACAGTCAGACTCCAACAGAGTTGATGCTGTTATGGATCTGGCTGCGGCTATACAAAAAGTATTTAAAAAATACACTCTTCAAACAAGAAAAAGTGCTTGGAAAAAAATACATACCGCAAAAGCAAATGCTTTATTTGAAAATATGTTAAAAAATCCCAACGTTTCTTTAAGTAGATTTAAAAATATTGCTACTGATGATCGTTGATTTTTTTATTTTCGAATAACACATAACAGGCTGTAATCCAAAAAATACCAAGCCATATAAAAACAAATAAAGATAAAAATATTGCTACATGATATAAGATTATAGTCATAATTTTATATAGTAAAAATTTATTAATAGGAATAATAAATACTTATAGTTAAGGATAACAAGGAGGGACTATGAAAAGGATTTCATGGTTTTTGTTGGTAATATTTTTTGTTTATATATTCTTTGTTTTATTTGCTAAAACAACAGAACTTACAGAAAATATATATCCTAATCCTTATGATACTAGTACGAGTCCAGCCGCTAGTTTTGAAGGGTTAGTAGACGAAAATTTAGACGATCTACAGGTTCCTATCCCAATGGAGGATAGAGTTCCTAATAGGACTGGAATACAGTGTGTTTGGTCAAGTATTGAAACATTAGCAAGATATTGTGGAGAAGACAGACTTTACAATTTAACTCGCAATGATAATTATAAGAGTTATGCAAGTCCAAGCTCTGCAAGAAAGATGTTTGAAAAATACGGAATAGAATACGAAATGACCACAGACAAAAAAGATAAAAGTCTTTTAATCAAAGGATGTACTTTGGAAGGCAGAGGCTGCGGCTTCGATATTCCAGGTCATGTTATGACAATGGTTCACTATGATGAAGAAAAAGGAATAGTGAAATATATTGATAACAGTGATATACATCTTAAGATTAGAGTCTGGAGTATGGATGAATTTAACAGAAGATGGGGTGGTTGGGTGTTTATTATTCGTGCAAAAAATGATAGGATATCAGCACTAAAAGACATTCCAGTCAAAGATAGAAATAGTGAGCAAGGAAGCTATAATAAAAACTATATCTTTTTTCCGAAATGACCTCATCTTTAAACCCACTAGAGAAATCTGGTGGGTTGTTTTTTACATAAAGTAGTTTGGTAATACTTCTTTTCTTATTGCTACTTTATCTCCGCCATCATCAGCATCAAATCCAAATTTGGCAACTTTAAATTTTCTTAATTTTCTTTTTTTGTTATTGTTTGTTGGAGGAGAATCACCTGGTCTATAGAAAGGATCAGTAGTTATTTCACTTCCGGCTGGAGGATGGTCATCAACAGGATCAGTCATTGACTGACCTATAAATCCTCCTCCACTTTCAAACCATTGTTTAAAATTTAACTTTTTCATTATGGTGTAGAGGTTGGTGTTGGTGTAGCTGTTGGTGTAGCTGTTGGTGTAGCTGTTGGTGTAGCTGTTGGTGTAGCTGTTGGTGTAGCTGTTGGTGTAGCTGTTGGTGTAGCTGTTGGTGTAGCTGTTGGTGTAGCTGTTGGCGTTGGACCAACTATAGACTGAGATATTGCATCTTCCCAATTTGTTGAATTGGTAAATGTCTCCCCATCTCTAGCTGAAACAACTTTTCTGTTTCCACAATTGTCAGTTATTTCAAAATACCCAGTTCTTTGTAGAGATCTACGTTTACCAGTAATGGGATCAACTATTATAGCTGTATCCATATTGCCTTCACCATAATAGTTATAATTGTGAATTGTTTCTGGATTGTCTGGGCTAAGGTCTAATTCATATGTTTTTACTGAGCAACTCCCTAATCCTATTACTTCCAAGAACTTAGTTGCAATATTTTGTGCCTCTGACCTTGTCATTGCCACACCATTAGCTTTTCCTAAACAAAGAAAGAAGAGTTTTGTCTTCCCCTCAATACCAGTGATGCAATGTTCATCTCCCTCTGATGTTGGATCGTAAAATTGTTCAATTCCATTTCCATCGCCATCTACGATTATGATGTGGTTTATCGAGGGATCACCAGCACCGTAATTAGTTTTGAGATATGCGGTGTATGTGTTGCCCCCGACATTGATTGGGAATATTTCTGCAACATCTGCACCATCACCGTCTGAGCCGATATTACCAGTTATTGAAAACTGTGTAATATCAATATTATTTGCAGCAAGTACGAACATGCCGGGGAACATAGCTGTAAAATAGCTGCTTCCATCTCCGAAATATCCATCTGCGACCATAACATGGCTATCACACACGGGAAGATATCTGTGCTCAGGCCACTCAATATCGTCGCTACCTGTTTCGTCTGAACCTCTTGATTCATCATAAAAATCGTCCTCTGGTCCTTGATCCCATGCTTGAGTGTGAGTGGAAGGAATGCTACTGTTAGCGTTAAGCCCACAAATAACTGGTGGCTCAGGACACCCGCAAGCTCCTTCGCCACCGCTGACAACATTATTGCCTCCATAGCACTTAATGTAAAGATAAGGAAGCGTCAGATTAGTATTTAAAAAATTTGCTCCGTCATACATGTCGTCCATGCCGTCGTCTATTCCCACTTGTTTGAACGCAGGCAGAACACTCCATTCTTGCAATGTCCCATTTGTGTCCAATTTGGCATACTGAAATCTTGCTGCATGGTTGTAGTCGGTGAAGCTTCCTGCAACATAAACATTACCAACTGAATCTAATTTAATATCATTTGTTGCTGGTCCCCAATTATAACCTGCGGGAGTAAATCCAAATACACTATTGAAACTTTCATCTTTAGAACCATCAGAATTCAACCTAAATATTTCATTTGCACTGAATCCATCTGCAAGGTTAAAGTACCCTCCAACAATTACTTTTCCATTTTCTTGTTGGACTATCGATGTTACAGTTCCAATATTACTGTGGCTGTTATATAGATCTGCTGTATAAGATACATCCAGAGAACCATCACCGTTCAATCTCACCAAACCATTGCCACATAATGTTCCGTTGTAGTATTTGCTAGAATGTCCAACCAACATTTGTCCATTATCAAATGGAAGTATTGAAAAAACTCCATTCTGTTGAAAGGTATTGCCAGTGAAACCAGTTCCCGGTTCAAAAGAACTATCTACCGATCCATCGCTGTTAAGCCTCTTGATTGCTTCCGAGAAAGTTCCTCCAATTAGTATTTTGCCATTGCTATCAATAGCAATACTTGACACACCATTATCCAAACTTAGGCTTATAATATTAGTTGCAAAACCCTCATCTATAACTCCGTCACTGCCTATTTTTGCCAAAAAAGGAGATTCCACACCATCATAGTGGGTAAAATGTCCTCCAACTAAAACACTATCATCGTTCAATAATTTTATTGCATAAACTTGTAAGGGAACACCACTTATTGCCCTGTCCTCAAAGCCAACATCTCCACCATCTCTCTTGCTCAGAGAACCATCAGTTTTCAAGCAAACCATTCCACTAATATTTACTATGTTGCCGTCTATTGTTGGTTTCCAATTTGGCTGTGATATTGTTAGTGGGAAAGCAGGATTCAATGTTATGTTGCTGTCGAGTCCAACCGTCCAGAAGTTTAATTCGTTAAAATAAGAACTAATTACTGTTCTTGTGCTAGAATCTCGGAATGTTACGGTCCAACCAACTTCGACTATGTTTGCAGACGGAGGTAGGAAGAGTCCATTTCCATTGATGCCGGTTCCGCCTTGATAATCAGTGTCAAAGGTTATTGATCCGCTGTTGGATAGTCCATCAAACCTTTCAACATTAAGAAAATTGCCGCCCACAACCAACCTTCCATCACTCATCTGAACAACGCTGTTTACCATTCCGTTAAGTCCAAAAGATGGAGGAGTGAACGATTCATCTTCATTTCCACTAACATCTATTCTTCTTAAATATTTTGATCCATCAAGTGTTCCCGACAGCCCACCAACCACAATTTTGCCGTCTTCTTGTATGCATACTGTTGTGCCAATTCCTAATTCATTGAAATTAGGGTCTATTCCATCTCCATCTCCACCATCTATATCTGCATCATCTGAAAAAAGAAACGGACCCTCAACAAGATCCGTAACTTGATAGTACCCAGTTTTGAGGCTGCTAAGTTGGTTATTTAGTTCTGTGTTATCTGATATGCCGTTTGTTTCATACACATTTATCTTGAGGCTTTTGAAGTAAGCTGTGCCTTCATCGTTATCAGCATCAAATCCAATTCTGTAAGAACCACCATTCATCAATTTTTCATGTAAAACAATAGTGTCTAGAACGGTTCCCGAAGTGTCTTCACCTTCATAGGTAATTGCAGTTACGGTTCTGGCAATTGGATTATAAGTCACTTTGAATGTGTAGATGCCACTCCCCAGAACCTCGGAACCTGATTGCTCCGTGGAATTACCATAATATTCGCCACTATTATTTACAAATTTGTTTGTTCCATAGATGTATGGAATAGGACAGTTCAGGGAAAAAGCTATTCTGGAGGAATCTGGATCCCAATTCCAATTTGGTGATTGCCCATCATTATAAAAACATATTCCTTGATCTGTGCAACTATCACTATGGTCTGCCGTAAAAATAACTTCGCAAACCTGATATCCACTGATGTTGAAATTAGTTCTGACACTATACCCAGTTGCTGGATTGTCACCACTGCCCCCTCCGGCATTCCCATTGAAATACATGCCATCAACACCAAAACCAAAATCAGTATCCAAGGTTTTCCCAGTTTGGTCACCATAGGTTCCGAGCCAATCTGGTTTTGAAGTTAGGTCGCTGGTATATGTTTTCATTTAATTTCCTTTATGATTTGTAAAGATATATATTATTTTTTTAAAATATTTGTCATAAATAAGTCGTGGTTTTAAAAAGGATTATGAAATGAACAAATTTAATAAATGGTTGTCAATCTGTTTTAAAGAATGGTTTATTAATGAAGAAAAGTTTGACGAAGGCAATGAATCCCCAGGACCAGGTTGGTTTAAATGGAAGGTTCCTTTTGATGATAAATACGGAAAATTCTCTAAGGGCGATACGGTTTGGTATCATCCCGTAGATAAAAAAATTATTGCAATGAATTCCCCTCCAAAACCTACTCAATCTTCTTCTCAACCAAAACCCACCCAATCTTCTATTCCATCAAGATCTACTCAATCTTCCTCTTTACAAACCAAATCGGCACCAGTTAGAGCCACGCTGGATGTGCTACATGAATGGATTTGGGCAAAATCTATTATGATTAATAATGAGTATGGAATCCCGGCAGTAGACCTAGATCTAGCAATGAAGAAAAAAGATGAACAAAATTGGATGTTTGTGATTCTTGACCCAGAAGAAGGAAGGTTAGTCTCCAGAGGTTTAATTCCTGCTATGGAAATTAAAAACATAGTAAAAAGTCAAAAAAATGAGTTGGGGCAATTCGTAAAAGGAAAAAAGCCCAGTGAAGTTCTGGAAGCTATCACACCCCCAAAAAAATCCGGAAGTCAAACCATTCCAGAAGAAAGAATTACACCAGAGCAAAAAGCAATAGAAGATAAGTTTGTCAAAATGCTTGCCAGCCCCCAACAGTCTCATATGGTGATTAATGCTTTGGCAGGTAGTGGTAAAACCACAGTATTGAAACACTTAGCTTGGAAATTTGGAAAAGGTAAAAAATGGTTATATTTAGTTTTTAATTCTAAAAATAGAGCTGAGGCTAAAGACGAATTTCCACCAACAACACAGGTTGAAACCACTAATGGTTTCGCAGGCAGAGAAATTCTGGGGAAAAATCATTTAAAACCTACAGATAGAATTCAAAGTTTTAGTTTTAAAGAGAAGTCCAGGATGGTCGCAGACTCACAAGGATTTAAAAAACTCATTAAATCATTAAACATCCCAAATCAAGAAGAAGTTTATGGAGATGATCCCAAAAGACTCGGTTCAACAGAAAAAAGTTTGTGGTATATATTAAGAAGTATTAACATTGAATTTAAATCAGAAGCATTGAAATTTTTAGGTTTGGCCAAGTCTTTTGCTGCCGATCCAAGAAATAAACAAGAATTAGATGGTGATTTAAGAGAAATAATGAAAAAGTATGATTTAAATACAAATCTCGATAACATAAAAGAAAGGATTCAAAAAAATTCACCTTGGGCAGCAGAGTATATCAATAAGCTGATGGGAGAAGATTTTACAAAAAGAGACTTCACAGAAGAATTAATAAAAGCAACATCCTGGCTCTTAAATGAAGTAATGCCTCATGCATCTCAAGAAAAATTCACTGCTGATAAAGAACCCCACGCAGGTGTAGAGCAAGTTTTGGGAACAAAACGAGACTTTGATGATGACTTATGGTTCTCTGCAATTCATGCAGATGAATTTAAGTGGCCTAAATATGAAGTTGTATTTGCTGATGAGGTCCAAGATTTTAATGTAGCCCAACAAATAATTCTTAAAAAATTGGCAGAAAATGGAGCTAAAATTGTTGCTGTAGGAGATCCTAATCAAGCAATATACAGATTCAGGGGTGCAGACTCTGGAGCATTTGATCAATTATCTAGTATGTTGAAGGACCAATCTCATGAAAAAGATGTGGAAAAAGAGATCACACAGAATTTCCGATCTAGACAGGCTGTCATAGATATGACAAATGAAGAGGGGCGAAAAATGGGACACGTCTCCAATTTATCCAAAGGCAGAGAATTTAAAGAAGGTCCGGGAAAAATTGGCAAAGGACAGGCAACAAATGGTGAAATAAACTACGAAGAAGCTTTCGAAACTTTAAACAGTGAAATGCGTGATATGGGAGAGGTTAAACAAACAGCTTTCTTGTCAAGAACAAATGAACCTTTGGTCCATGCTAGTTTACGCTTAATGAAAGATGGTATACCTTTTATTATTCTTGGTAAAGATATTGCTAACGACCTAGACAAACACATCAAAAAGATCATTGAATTATTTAAATTAAATAATTCATCTAGTGTTGATGAGTTGTTAATGGCTATGTATAATTACAATGAAGAACAAGTTGAAAAGCACTCTGGCAAGGCGGCTATGTCAGGAAAATTAAAAGAATTGAAAGAAATCACAGATGCTTTGTATTCTGCTTCCGAGCAATTTATGCAAGAGTCTCCGGATGGAAATATCGATAGTCTGAAAAGATGGTTAAGTGATAAATTTGGAGGTTTAGACCTTGAAAAATCTGGTCCTCAGGGTGACCGTGATCGTGCTGATTATAAAAAGAAGGTAAAAGAATTAAACCCAGTAATACTTTCCACGGTTCATAAATCAAAAGGTCTGCAGTTCCAACGTGTTTATATATTGAGAGATGATATGTGGCCACACCCCAGATCAACAAGACAAGAAGATCTAGAGCAAGAAATGAATAATAAATATATTGGTCGCACAAGAGCCGAAGATGAACTTCATGTTTTAGAACTTAAAGGTCAACCGGGAGTTAAAGATAAACAAACACAATGAGTGATAGTTGAGCCACCTCAAGGTTGGGATCAAGTTAGTTGGTTTTTGATTTTATATCTATATTTTTCGTAAAAATTTTCTACTTCTTCTATAAGATTTCTATCCAACCTTATTTCTTTTGTTTCTTTTATTTCTTTTTTAATTTTTAATTTATCTTTTATACCCAACATGTTATGAATATTTTCGTATGTTTCAGTATTGTTAACATCATTAAAAAATACTAAATATTTTTTAGATCTTCTTATCATTTCATACATTCTTCTTATTCTAAAGCAATAATAATTACATGCTGTTTTTTCATCATAAATATTATTATAAACAATATTTGTTATTGTTTTTCTAGGCTCTCCTATTAAATAAATAAAATTTAGATGATTATAAAGTTCTTTACATGAAAACTCATGATTAAATAAAATTTGATCAAAATAAAATTTTGGTCTTTTGTTATACTGAAAATTATTTTTTTTTAAAAAAAGACAATCAATAGTGTTGTAGTTTCCATTGAGTTTTTGAAGTTTGCTTCCTGAATTTAGATTCTCAGAAAGAGTATCCACATCAGATTCTAAATGACTACACAACAAAAGAATTTTATTCATTTTTCAAACACCTATCATTTGAACCATTAAATCTCTATCTTTTCTGCTATCTTGTATTTGTTCTTCTAAAAATAAAACAACCCAATAAAAATCACTTTCACTATATTTTGATTCGACTTTATTAAGCCATGGGGCAGAGTTTTCTATTAATTTACATAAAGAAACATAGTTGTTTATTACTTCTTCTTCCATTTCTATCGCATATTTAATAATATTTATAGGATCTTTTAATGATGGAAAGAAATTGCTTTCTTTTGTTGGAGTTCCTCTTAATCCAACAATAAGATCTGAAAATTCAGAAACATGATTCATTTCACTTGCTGCTTGTTTTAAGAAAAATTCTTTATATTCAAGACAATGCAATCCAACTACATTGCTTGCATTGTGAAGATAAAAATTATGATGTTTCCATTCATTCTTTAAATGATTATTTAAAATTTCTACAAGTTCTGTTGCAAGATTCATTTTTTTACCTTTTTAAGAGACAATTGATAATAATCTATACCATTTTTTCAAAAGCTTTTCAAGCTGTTAACCTCGCACCCAGTACCATATAGTTCCGGGGCTTACATGAGTGTAGGAGTAGGTGTGAGTGTAGGAGTAGGTGTGAGTGTAGGAGTAGGTGTGAGTGTAGGAGTAGGTGTGAGTGTAGGCGTAGGTGTAGGAGATGTAGATTTAACACAGATATCTATGATGCCCTCGCTTATTGATAAAATTGGGAAAAATATGTATAATGGACTAGTTACTTCTTGTAATGAAGTATAAACCAAACCATCATTGTAATAGTATTTAACATCTATTCCATCATATTCAACTTTGAATATATCGCTAGTAGTTATATTGCCATCTACAAATATTGTTTGAACATTACTGGAGTTTTCATATATCTTTAGATTATTGCCTTCGGCGTAAATTCCGAAAGTCGCATTAACATAAGTACTGGAGTCGAGGGTCGGATTGAATGAAAATCCACCCATAGCATAGATTGCATTAGATGAAATTCGAAAAGTAACTGAAACTGGACCGGTATAAGTTTCAGAAGAATATGCTGAAGAATCCCATCCGCCAGCAGATGTTTTGAGTGCAGAGTTTCCAGTTACATTGGCATTGACACCAACAAAAGTAAGCGTGTCGCAACAGGGGAAATTAGGTGAGTCTGAAGACCATGTTACGCTTCCATTGTTTGTAGCTGATTTATTGAATCCACTAGAATCTGCAAGGTATGTCCCAGCGGAGTTTGTCAACAAGAGCAACTTAGTTCCACTGATGGCAGCAAGTGGTGCCGTAGGCACTGTTATGGTGCTCTGTGTTCCATTGTAAACTGAGTTTCCTTTGACCCATCTAAAGTTGGTTATTTTTCCATTCCACCAATTGTCGCTACCAAATCCTATTTTTAAAGGGTCAGTATTATTGGTCACATTATTATTGAAAGTAAGATTATTCAGATGTATTCTAGTTCCATTTTGATATACAGAGGATATTCCGCTTTGTCTTACTACCGCAAAGTGGACCCATTGATTTAAATAGTTTGCTAAACTTACTCCGCCATATAATTGAGTCCCATTATTTAGCCAAAATATGAAAGTTCCATTTTCAATACTTACAGCGATTGAGTGATTTGGGTAATCTCCAACTTGAAAAAGTCTACTATACAATGGGGGCTCAGCTGCGGTTTGATACTGCCACCACTCAATACAGAAATCTCCGGTTCCTAGTGCCCAATCATTATCACCCGCAAAAGAAATATACTTATTATTGGCTCCAAAGACCAAACTACCAACACTACAGGCAAAGTTTGTTAGAGTTGGCGTAGGTGTTAATGTTAGAGTTGGCGTAGGTGTATGCGTTGGTTGTTTGATACTTATAAAATTTAATATTTGATTTGGAATATTGTAAAAAGGTTTTTTTAAAAACCTATGAACTATTCCTTTGTTTAAATTATAATGACCACCGCACCTAATATATTTTTTCATATTTTAATAAATTCATGGAACTACAAGATCAACATCTTCTAATACGTAAGGAGTTTCTGTTACTTTATCTGGATTTATATTAGCACTAGTATAACTATACCTTATTTTTCTAGCGAAATCTCCTGCGACCGCTCCTGCGGGATATTCTATTACCTGTGTTATTCTATCACTACCATCAACTGTTATGTTTTGGAACATAAACAGTCCAGATCTTCCTTTTAAAAGCTCATAGTCTTCTTTTGGAGTTAATGAAAAACCAGCATCTTGTATAATAGTTTGATCTACCTCATCACCTTCATCTAACTTAATTAATGTTCCAATGCTGTCTGGATAATTATTTCTATTTTCTATAGTATGCTTTTGAAAGTAATTAGGCATTTCGGCAACGCCAGCATACTTGTTAAACTTTAACTTTGTTTCTGCTCCACTATTGCTAAAGTAAATTTTTATATCTTGTTTTTTAACAGGATTTTTAGAAACAGTTACTGTTTTTGAACCATTGAAATCTTCGGCAGTAGCTACAAGTAAATCAGAAAATGTTGAATTTTGATTTAATTTATCTGCAATTTCTATTGCTGTTGTTGAAGAAGCGTTAACTCCAGCAATATTTATTTCAACACTGCTCCAAATTTTAAATTCTTTATCCCAAGAATAATTAAGCACCAAGGTGTTGGTTACAGACAAATCATAAGGACCTGCAACCCAGGCTATTTGTTTACTTTGATGATTTTTGCTTGCGGCAACCTTGTATGTTATAGAAGCTTGTCTATCGCCTAGTACAAGATATCCTTGAAATTCTTGATCGAATACATTTTGAAAAAAAGACATTATATTCCCTTCATTTTGCTAACAAATAAATAAGATAAATAGTTTGTAAAATAACTATGGTTAATAAAACATTGTCAAAAACTTTAGAGAATACTTTTGGCTCTTCTTTAGCAGAAGAAACCTTATTCTCAAGTTTTGCTATCATTTTATCTTTATTTTCTACTACTGATTTTTCCACTGGCTTTTTAGTTTGGGTTTTTACTGGTTTTTTATTTTCAATTTTTGGTTGTTCGTTTTTATTTTGTTTTGGATTTCTCATGATAGCGTCCTTTTATTTATATATTAGACTCCCCATTTATAATTTAATTCTGCAAGTAAATTTTTCTTTTTTCTCTCAAATTCTATTTTTAGATTTTCTTTTGAAACTTGTTTTTTATCTTTTTCTATAGTCTTAGATATTTTAAATATTTTTTCTATTGCTTCTTCCCACTCATTATAAGGAACATACATATCAAGATCTCCGGATGTTTCCTCGTAGACATTATTTCCATTATAAATTACTTTAATTTTTTTATCATTATCAAATATAAAAATTTCTAAATTTATTCCTATTCTCAAAGATTCATAATGCCACCCAATTAGTTCTATGTTTTGATCTATATCCATTTTTTGAATGTCATCTTTATCTTTTTTCCAAAAATCATCATAAGATATAAAGCTTTCACTCATACATCCTTGGTCTATAATTTCACTTCCAAGATTTTTGGCTATATTGACAAACTTTCCTTGAAAACCCATGTATTCTTTTTGAATAGCTTCTACAGTTCTTCGTTCTTTAATTTGTTGTTCGTTAAATTTCATGTTCACAAATAGTATATATACTATAGTTCAAAGAAAAAGGAGTTTCTTATGTTCAAAAAAATATATGAATGGATTTTACAATCTAAAAAAACATCACTGATCGATGGATCAAAGTCAATAGACTATTTATTAAATGACCCAACAACTCCAGAGCTTGTAGGATCAACAGTATACTCAGAAACAAGATTACCATTAGATATTAAAGGTTTTGCCGGCGGAGGATTCAGAATATCAACGCCAGAAGGCAAAGCAGCTAATTGCCATTCTGTTATAAATAATACATTAAATTCTCTGTCTTTGAAGATAGAAAAATTTCCATCAAAGTGGGCTGCCACATCAAAATTAAATGTATACCCCATAGCAGGACAGGATTTTAATGCTTTTTATGATAGAAATAGCTTAAAATTCTTTTATGGATATGATCCAAAAGTAAGAAAAAATATATACGCATCAGACAGCAGCGATATTGTTGCACACGAATTGGGTCACGCCATATTAGATTGCTTGAGACCTGATTTCTGGAACGTTCAATCATTTGAGGTATGGGCTTTACATGAATCTTTTGGAGATATAGTTGCAATTCTTAGCATAATGGAAAATAGAAATGTTCTAGAATTAGCATTAAAGCAAACTTCTGGAGATCTTTCCAAAAGCAATGTTATTTCAAGACTAGCAGAAGAGTTTGGAAGGGCTATCTATAATATAACAAAAGGATCAAAAGGATATACTCCTTTTTATCTAAGAGATGCCGTCAACAACTATAGCTACGTAAATCCAGAAACGCTTCCAAATGACTCTCCAGATAATGTTTTGAGCAAAGAGTGTCACAGCTTTAGTAGAGTTTTGACTGGAACTTGGTACGAATGTATTGTAGAAATTTTTAATTTTGAAGTTAAAAACAACAAAATGAATCCATTAGAAGCAATTGTTTTAGCCAAAGAAACAATGGCTATGTATTTTTTTGGTGCGATTGCTACAGTTCCACTAACAGGTAAAATTTTTGAAGCTCTAGCTAAAAAAATATTTATAATTGATTCCAATAAAGGTGGAAAATATAGTTCTGTCTTAAATAAAGTTTTCTTAAAAAGAAAGATTATTAAAGGCTTAAGTATATTAAACACTTTTGATTTAAATGAAATAAATGAAAATAAAAAATTTATTAGAATTCAATCTTCAGAAGAAGGCATCGTTTATAAAGATTTAGAAAAAACCAAAATTGTTAAAATTTCTGATTTTATTGATAAAAAATTATTAGTTGATAAAAATTTTTATAATATTGAAATTGAAATTCCTTTCGAAGATAGATACGAGATTTCTTCAAATGGAATGACAATACAATCAATAAATAATTTAGAAGAAAATATAAATTTAGCGGTCTCATGCATAAATAGTCTCATCCTAACCAATAAATTAAAAGACCTGTTTATTGTAAAAAATAATAAACTAGTTAGAGATAAAATTATAAATTAACGACTAATTTAGTTAGTCAAAAGCAATTGACTCTGTTTTATTTTATTGGTATGTTAAGACTCTTCTTTAAAGAAAGGAAAAAATGCCACAGATTATAGATTTTGAAACAATGCTTCCAGAAAACCTTTTAAATATCTTTTGCTTTGCAAGAGATGATGATTATTTTGCAGATGATAACGAAGATGATGAAGAAGACTATAATGATTATGATGAGGACGATAACGAAGATGAAGATGAAGATGGTTGGAATGATTGGGAGGAAGTCGAGGATGAAGATGAAGACGAGGATGAAGATGAAGATGAAGAAGAAGACGATGATTGGGATGACGATGATGATTGGGATGATGACGAAGAAGACGAAGATGATGATTTTTGATATTTAAATAAAAGTGGCATTTTTTAAAGCCCCCAAAATATAAATATTTTGGGGGCTTTTTTCATAGATATGAATATGGATTTCAAAGAATATTATGAAAAACACTACAATCCAAAGTATTTTACTTTAAATAACTATGAATTAGCTATAGATCCAAACGAAACTTTAGAAGAAGTAAATCTATATGACCTAGAGAGACAGAAGATAGAGACAATAAAATGTGTAAATAGTTTTGAATATTTTTGCCACAAGTATATTAAAATATTGCATCCTATTAAAGGTTTAATTCCTTTCGTTCTTTTTAACTACCAAAGAAAAGTAATTAAGGATTACGAAAACAATAGGTTTAATATAATTTCTAAATTTAGACAAGGAGGATTGACAACAGTCACACTACTTTGGGGATTATGGAGATGTAGCTTTAAGCTAGATCAGCAAATAATGTTGTTATCTAAAACAGACCGAGAAGCAACAGACATAGGAATGATAATAGATCGAGCAGTAGAAAATTTACCAACTTGGCTTGCTCCTAAAAAGGGTGAAGGAAAATGGAATGACCATTTAAAAATGTTTCCAGATACTGGAGGAGCACTAAAGTTTTACTCACCAGAAGCCGCTCGTGGTAAATCAGTAACATTTCTAATAATAGATGAGGCTGCATTTATTCCTGATATGGACAAACATTGGAAAGCAATGTGGCCAGTTTTAAGCACTGGTGGTAGTTGTGTTTTAATATCAACGGTAAATGGTATGGGCAATTGGTACGAACAACAATACAGTGATGCAAAAGATAAACGAAACATGTTTAATGTAATAGATTTGGATTATTGGGAGCATCCTGAATATAATGATGAAAAATGGGTGGAAGAACAAAAAAAACAACTTGGAGAAAAAGGGTTTCTACAAGAAGTTTTAAGAGAATTTTTAGGATCAGGAGATACGTACATTCCATCTAATATAATAAGAGAAATAACAGATTATACAAACAAAATGCCCCCAGTAAAAAAGCTTTTTACACAATGGGTTAATAAATCAGGAATTGCTTTTCAATTAGAGTCAGAAGACAACAAGGGGGCTTTATGGATTTGGAAAGAACCACAAGATGGTAGAGAGTATATTATTGGCGTTGATTGTGCTGATGGTATGGGAGAAAATTCAGATAATAGTTGCTTTCAAATTTTAGATATGGAGACCCTAGAGCAGGTAGCAGAATTTTACAGCAATCTTGTTCCACCACATATTTATTCAAAATTAATCCATCAATTAGGAACCTACTACAACACAGCGTTGGTAGTTGTTGAAAATTTGGCTGCTGGAGCTGCCGTTCTTAGTTCTTTACAAAATAATTTATATTATGAAAACATATATTTTGAAACAAAGAAAAATGGATCTCAAACAATTGGATTTAAGGTAAACAGAATAAACAGACCAGTAATACTGGAGGCTATGCAGAACAGGATTCTAAATAGAAATATAAGATTAAACAGTGCTAGACTAGCAGCTGAACTTCAGACTTTTGAGTATAATGCAACTACAAAAAAAGTAGAAGCACAAAAAAGAAAGCATGATGATGCAATATCAGCATTATGTATAGCTCTTTATGTTAGAAATCAAATAGCACAAGATCTTCCTGTGGGAGCACAATCATCACAAGGATTAACACAAAGCTTAAAAGATGATGTTTGTGAAGAAATTAGAAAAGAACTACTAGACTCTAGATATGAAGATTTTATTGAAGAAGAAATAAGCTCAAGTTCCTCTATTAGTCTTGAAGATCAGGAAATTTTAATTAATAGATATAGAAAAAGTAATAAAATTCTTAAAGAGTTTGGGTGGTAAAACATGAAAAACTATGAAGATGTTTTGAAGTATTTAAATTTAGCTTTAAATAGTTGTAAAAATAACAACGAAACAGAAAGCTTAAGGGTTTTAATAAAACAAATAATTATTAATTTTGAAAAATTAATAAAAAAGCATAAAAATAGGGCATACCGTCCGTGTGGAGTTTGCAAGGAGTGCCGCGAAGGAAAGTTGTGCAAAAAGACACTCTCTTATAAAGAGGAAAAGAAATTATATTTTCCAAACCCACAGCTTTCTTTAGACGTTTTAGATAATTTGATAAAGGAACAAAAAAATGCAATTAATGACAATTAATAATTTTACTGTTTTTGATAATTATAAAAATATTATTTTTGAACAAAAAAATATTAAAAATATTGTTCACCAATTAGGAGAGCAATATATGTTAAACGCTCTTTTTAAACAAGGCGGCATAGCAACCAGTTACTGGGTAGGATTAGACAATAGAGTAACTTTAAGCTCGTCTGACACAATAACTTCTATTACCGGAGAGCCTTTATCTCAAACATCTTATAAAAGACAAGAGATAGCTAGTTGGAGCACTCCATTTTTATCAAATGGATCTTACGCAGTTAAAAGCAACGCTATAGTTTTTGATGCATCCTTGGTAGGCTGGGGTCCTGTAAATAATATATTTCTTACAACAGCAAAATCTAGTGGAATTTTAATAAGTTCTGCAAGATTATCACAAACTGTAATCCTAACTGCTGGTAACTCTGTCATAATGGACATGAGTTTATCTTTAACCAACTAAAACAAAGAGTTTGTTAAATTTTCTATTTTTTGTATCTCAATACTGTGAATTATATTATAATATGAATCATATGATTTAAAGTTGCACCACTCTGATCCTCCATCCCTTATATCTAGTAGTGATTTAGCATTTGGAATATAGGAATTTTCTTTCATTTTAAAGTATTTTTTAATTTTATTTGACATTCCATTAAAAATATTATTTTTAAATAAATTTATCTCATATCCATCATCAGCTATCTCTATATTTTTTTTAAAATTTTTATTTTTACATTGAAAATAATATTTACAAAATACTTCTATTGCTGGTTCCGTTGTTTCATTTTTATTAAACCAAACAGGGATGCTTACTCCTACAACTTCTATATTTCCAATTTCATATAAACGATATCGTTCTTCTCTTGTTAGAAATATATTGTGAGATACACATAATACAGATGACATGAAAATAATTGAGTATACTAATTTAAATATTATAGAAATGGGTGTTTTATGACAAACAAATATTTTTTGACTTTTTTAATGTTCTTCTTTATCAGTCCTTCTTCTTTGTCTGCTCAGCAAATAAGAAGTCCAATTGATAAAATGCCATTAATGCCTCCTGTTCCAATTTTTGATGAAGATGATCTTTATGGCATGCCGTTAGAAGAAAGAGGAGAGGAATATAATAAATTCTTAGCTGTTTCCGTTCAAATTAAAGCTCCATCGGGGGATGGTTCAGCATCAGCCGGTTCTGGAACAATAATATATTATAATAAAAAAGAAAATATTGCTTATGTTGCCACTTGCGGACATCTTTGGAACGAAGGACAGATGACATATAGCCAAGGCAAGATTAAGAAAATGAAGTGTAAAGTAATAACCTGGTATCATAATGAAGTTAAATTAAAAATTCCTGCTGAATATGAAGCTGAAGTAATCTTCTATAGTTATGTAAAAGGATGTGATACAGCATTAGTGACTTTTAAGCCCAACTGGATTCCGGGATACTACCCAATAGCTCCAAAAGACTACGATTATGTCAAAGGCAGAAAGGTTCATTCACTTGGATGCGACGGTGCAAAAGAAGTTGCTCATTATAATGTAGAAATTCTTGGAATAAGAGATAAAAACTTGGTTACTATTCAAAACAGCCCAAGACCTGGAAGATCCGGCGGCGGCTTAATGGATGAAAACTTTTACATAGGAACTTGCTGGGGAACTAGTGCTTTTGATGGCACTGGACAAGGATATTTTACTCCTTTAAGCGTGATTCATGAGTATTGGTCAAAGAATGAATTTGATTGGTTGTTAAAAGTCAACAAAAGAAAAATAAAGGTAATGAACAGAAACACAAATAAAGAAGAAATTTTTGATGAAGATTATATTTTAACACCACTCTCTTTTTAAATTATATTATAAAAAGGACACAATTTTTTATATTGGCATCGCACACAGTGTTCTCCTACTTTGCCAAAAACTTCATCTGGATCTTTTGATTCTATTGAATTATATGCTTCAAGAAGAATTTGCTCTGTTTTATCCAACATGTTTTGATTAAATTTTGTTGCGATAATATCACCTCCCGACAAATAGTATAAAGCCGCTCTAATATTTTCCGCCTTTATATTAAAGTTTCTCTGAATTACTCTTGCGTAACAAAGCATTTGAATATCTTGTCTTATGGTTTCTGGAGTTTTTCTCCATCTACCTTTCTTTGTTGTTTTATAGTCTATTATAAAGCAAGTATCTTCTTTTATAAAAAATCTATCAATTACTCCTGTTACATGTTTTCCTTTTGGAGGATCAAGATCATATTTAAAGAAGTATTCTGTTTCGCCTTCAAATCCAACACGATCAGTTAATTTTTTAATATTTGTTAAATGTTCTGCGAGCTTGTTCTTATACTCAGAAGATAATTCTACTTTTTTATTTTCTAGCAATAAACTTCCTTGTAAATATGGTTTTAAAATTTCGTCTATTTTTGTTTTACCTTTGTCTTTGACATAGTCTTCTGCTACTTTGTGAACAAGTTTTCCATACAAAAAGTATTCTGGTTCTGGTTCTTTAACCTCTACTCCAAGATGATATTTATACTTGTAAGCCTGTTGACATTGATCCCAAAGTTGTTTTCTGCTCACGGATAGGTGTTCTATTTTCATGCAGTTAAAGTAGTAATTGCAAAAAGAAAAGATCTTGATATAATTGAAATCATGGGAATATTTGAAAATTTTCAAAAATGGGCAGAGGATAGGTTTGATGGAGATATAATTGTTAAAGGAAATGAAATTGTTATAAATTCAATATTCGCAGATGATACTAAGCACCATTTGTGGTGTAGTCCTTCTGGTGGAAAAAAAGGTAGAAATAATGGTGTTTTCCACTGCTTTAAAACAGATAAAAAAGGATCTTTAATAAAATTAATACAAATTGTTGATAAATGCAGCAGGGATAAAGCTGTATCAATTTTTTATGGAAGATCCTCAATAGAAGATTTAGAACAACAATTATTTGAGTTTTTTGAAAATCAAGATAAAGAAGATCAGCCAAATATTGTTCCTGAGAAGAAACAACTTCTCCTACCCGAAGGCAGCAGCCTAATAAGCTCTCTTCCTAATAATAATTTTTGGAGAAATTTAGCTACAGAATATCTTAAAAAAAGAAAGATACCAGTAGACGGACTTTATATTTGCAAAACAGATCCATACAAAGCCAGAATAATAATTCCATACTATGATAGAGATGGAAATTTGTTTTATTGGAATGGTCGTCATGTTGGAAATTCTAAATTAAGATATCGTGGTCCACCAAAAGAAGTTGGTGTTGGCAAGTCTGATGTTTTGTATTTTGCTGGTGGCAATTGGGCAGACTCTGGAGAAGAAATATACCTTTGTGAAGGAGAATTTGATGCTTTAAGTATTTTTTATTCTGGATTAAATGGCATCGCTTGTGGAGGTAAAAACTTAGATGATAAACAAATGAATCTAATTAAAGATTATAAAATAGTAATATGCCTGGATAACGATAAGGCGGGCTCCGGAGGCATGATGATAATGACAGATATAATTAATAGAAACTTAGAGTCAAAAAACTTAAAAGATAGGCTTATGTTCGTCAGTCCTTACAAAGCATATAAAGATTGGAATGAAATGTTTGTAAAAGAAGGTCCTAATGTGATGAAAAGCTATATGATAGCAAGTAAAAAGAAGCTTGATTTTCAGGCTCCCTTGGGCACCGGTGGTGATTATTTTAAATTAAAAGGAATATGAATTTATGGGAAATTATAAATTAAAAGATCTTATTGGAAAGCCTGTTACTATATTTACAGAAAATATAGGAAGAAACTTTAATGATTCTCAATATAACGATTATTTTACTGGCATTTTAACAAGTTGCGATAATGATATCTTAGAAACAGTTCACCCAATAACTAAATGCAAAAATTTGTTTTTTATAAAAAATATAATAGGAATATGTGAAGAGCAACATTTAGATCCGGACAACCCAGAACACCAAAAAATTATAAATCAAATGAATGGCTCAACTGAAACTATAGAAAAAGATAAAGAACTTCCACTATCTGATTCCATCAACATAGATGTAGACATGTTAAATAAACTAATTGATAAAAATTAAACATAGTCTGGATTATCATGTGTATGGGTAGGATCGATGTCATTCTCGGTGTTGATTTCTTTTTCTTTTTCTTGATTAAAGATTTCATTAATTTTTTCAAAAACTAATTCTGATATTTCTTCGTGAAGTTCTTTTCCTTTTGTTATAATTTTAGCATCTTTACTTTGATATTTCTTGGATATTTCTTCTAAAACACTTGTAAATACTTTTTTAAACTCTTCATCAAATTTTGAAGCATCTATTGTGTAAAGTCGATAGCCTTTTTTGTAGGATGTTATTTTATCATAAACTTTACGCTTTAAATAATTCTCAGCAGCATAACTCTCTTTTTCAATTTGATCTTTTGCTTTCTTTTCTAATTCACTTATAGGTTTTATATTTTCTGCATCTAAATCAACTTTTCTCTTTTTTCCGTCAACTGATTTTATTACAACGAAGCGATTTTCATACCACTGTATAGTAAGCCCACTTCCTGCCCTACCAGAGCCTAAATGCTCTTCTTCTTCTTCTTCTTTATTAGTTGAAGCTATTTTTTTTAATTCAGGCTTTGTAGCTGGAATTTCTTCCATTGATTTTAATTCTTGCTTTGATCTTATTGCACTAACATCCGGTCTTATATTTAAATCAGATTTAGCACCAACATCCATTCTTTCCCCAGGACTTGAGCTAGCACTAATATTTGTTGTTTTAAGCTTTGGTTCTTCTTTTGCTTTTATTTCTGGTTGTGGAATTTCTTTTGGCTGTTCTGACTTTGTTGAGACTATAAATTTTCCTATTATTGCTTTTTTAAATCTACTAGCCCAAGAATCAATTATCTTAAATAGTTTTAATTTTTTTATATTTTCAGAATCACTAACTGTTTCTTCAGATAAAACCTCTAAGCTAGATTCTAAGTCTTCATAACAGTCTCTAATAAATTTATATTCTTCTAATGATAACCTTTTCGACTCAATTGCTAAATCAGGTTCCTCTTTTTCTTCTGGATAGCCCAAAGCTCCAAATTTATTTTTATAAAAGTATGGATTTTTTGGATCATTTTTTTTGGTTAAATTGTGCCACCAATTTTTCATTTTGTCCCAAATGCCTCTTGATATGGGAGCTTCTACAGAAAGCAGTTCTTTTTTAAGCAATTTTACAAATTCGTCTACAAGACTAACAATGCTAGATAATTCTGATTTTTCCATAAAAATATATATTATTTTCTGTCAGAAATATATTCGCTTAATTTTTTAAGACTCATTAAGCAAGAGTCAAATTTATGAAAATCGCTGGTCAAATACTCAAATGCAAGTTCATCAAATTTTTCATTAACTTCTGGGCTCTCTACCTCGAAGTAGATATACTTTCCCCTTTTACCCAGAACCTTATATTTGTGCATCAAAATGTAAGCAGCAACTCCTAAGTCTGTTGCAAACCTAGCCTTTCCAGTGACTTCGAAATTATATTCTCTTATTTTTTTAAGACTCATTATACAAGAATCAAATCTATGATACTCACTGCTTAGATAATCTAAGCCTAAAATATCAAACTTTTCTTCTTTATCATCTTCTACTTCAAATATAATTTCTTTGCCTTTTCTTCCTGCCAACTTGTAGTTATGCATAAGAATATATGCGGCTGTTCCAAGGTCTTCTATTGTTTTTAGCATAAATTTATATTAGTTAAAATTTAAATATTTTCGTTCACTAATTAGCATTTTCTGCAGCCAATAAACAGCCCTTAGCCACACTGTAGAGTGGATCTTTAGGTTGAATAATATCCCCAATTTTAACAGAAAGATCAGCTTGTTTTAAACACTCTGCAAACAGTTCTTTAAAACCATTAGGACTAGACGTTCCTCCTGCTACAACAAAATCAATTTCTTGATCTGTTTTAACACTTTTAGATGTGTTTAAAAGTCCTTTCTTAATACCAGTTACAGCATGCTCTATCATTATTCTATATTGTGTTTGTATCGCTCTTTCTACAAGCGATGTTGGTGCTTTTGCCAGATCTATTTTATGCTTTTCTTTATTTATATATGTTGTACTTTCACCAGTAGCCTTTGCAGCCATTTTATCAATCCAATCTCCGCTATTAACTATTGAAAAAGAGAATAGAGGATTGCCAAACATTGCAAAGCAAACATTTACCATGCCCCCCCCGAAACTTAACCCAATGCCCGTATAAGCCTTGTTTCCAAGTTCTGCATAAACTAGTGCTAAAGCTTCGTTAATAGGTCTTGGATCAACTGTGTGCCCTTTTTCGCTTTTATAGGCTCTGAATATAGCATCAAGTATTTTACCATGATACTCAGCATCTGTTTCTTCGTTAATAGCATTAGATGGAACGCAGTAATATAAAATTTCTTTATCTTTTTCTACCTCTCCAATTAAACTGTGAAGCATTATACTTAATATTTGAAATGCATCTTTTTCTTTAGGGTTAACACAACCAGAAGTCATGGGTCTTTTTAGTTCTAGTCCACTCATTGTATATGCCATATTAACAGCGGCTTCACCCAAAGCGTATGCTTGTTTTTCACGTTCAATAAGAGGAACTCCAGCATTTTTCATCATGTTAAAAACAAACTTGTTTTCAAGAGGCATTTCAAGAAATGCATTAATTTCTTTTTTATAAGAAAAATTTTTATTTTCGTCTCTTTTGCAACAAACTAATGTATAAGTTCCGCAATCCATTCCAATCATTTTTTATTTCTCCTTTTATTTTCCAAAATTTATTTTTTCTGATCCAAAATCAGGTATAGCCCATTCAACTTTATCGCTTGTAACTTCTGTTATTGAATTTTCTTTTTTATTTGTTTTGTCAGGTATTGACGAAGAGGGTAAAGAAACTCCTTCTAATAAATTAGTTAAATTTATATTTAAATCAATAGTTATTGCCACACTTACCTCTCCATCTTTTGATACTAATCTAACACTTCCAGGTTTTATTAATTGTGGCATAATTTTACCTACTTTTTAGTAGATTCTATAACTACTACGGCTAATATTACTTGTAGAGCAACAGGACCGGAGTATCCTTCTGGTATAAGGGCTTCTATTTTTTGAATATTTAATTCTCCTGAATCAAAACTCTGAACTTCTTTTCCTCCTAAATCAAATATTGCTGAATCCAATCCATTTAATCTTATTTTTAAAGGATCATCTGATTGGTTGGAGATTTGAACAAAATCTGCAAAGCTTTCTGTGTCTTTTTGTATATCCATCACATTGTCTGCAAAAGAGGTTCCTTCTTCAATTGTTAGTTTATAAACTTTTGGGATATTATTAAAATCTGCTTTATCATACCAAGTAGACCCATCATCCTCCAACAATATTAAAAATGATAGTTCTGCTGAAGTATTTGGATAAACAAATCGTTTCCAATAGTTAGACCCCGAGAATACTTCCCCGTCTTTTAGCTCATGACTAGATCGGTTGGGACCAGGAACATAAATGCTTCTTTGAATGCTGGTTCCATTAGGATCATTGTCTAAAAGTCCTTGGGTTCCATTATTTAATTTAACTTGAAATACACTCATAATATTATATATAGTTGTAATGGAAGAAAAAGAAAAAGAACTAAAAGAGTCTTTTGATTTGTTTTTAAGTCAATTTGATAAAAAAGATTTATATACTCAAGTTTTATTAGAGATGATATTTGAGGAGCTTAAAAAAAATGAAAAAAAGTGATTTAAAAACATTGTGGCTATACTTAGCTAGAAGAGATAAAAAAGGCATTAAAATTTTATCAAAGTTTTATTCCAGGGACATAGATCCAACTCCTGTGGATGATTTAAAAGTTTTTAATCTTCCTTCAAGTTGGTATGCTCGGATAAAAACATATATAGATGATAATGTTTTATCTTGGGAGCCATGGATACAAACAGGTTTTAATTATGATGAACTTAAATCTAGTTTAAAAAAGCAAGGATATTCAGAACTGCCAGCAAATGGAAAGCCTATGATTTTAGTTACTCCAACTCTATTTGTAAATAGCAATTCTTTTACTAAAAATCCTTCTATGATACAAAAAGGTAAAAATTAATAATAAACTTCTTTTTCGTTTATAAGAAATGTGCCAGAATGAACTTCAATCAAAAGCATATTTCCTTCTGATTTAATTATTGTTCCACCTTTTTTAGCAAAATCTTTTGCTAATTCTTTATAGCATCCATCCTCTACAACCATCTTAGAAGATAGTTTTTTATAACTTCTTGGATAAACCTTTTGGTTTTTCTTTAAATTAAAATCTTTGTTTATTTTTTCTTCTTTTATCCATTTGCTAAAGTTTGTTATAAAAGAAAAGTTGTCAATGTTGTCGTTCATGTTTTAATATAATTGTTAATATCTTCTTGTTTTATATATTCAGCATTGTCTAATTTTTTACTCATAGAATGATAACCAGTAATGCCACCTGATTTTTTAAACCAATGTAAACAGCAATCTATAACTTCGCTTGCAATATTTTGCTGAGGATACGTGTAAAGATTATTCTCAAGCAGAATACTACCTGGCTTATTTTCTACAAAAGAATCATCACAACATAAAAGAAGTATTTTTTGGCAACCAAATCTATATGCTAAATTTATACTGGCACACACTGGATTTCTATAGTCATCTATTTGAAAATAAACATCAGAAGGTTTATTGAAACGAACACTTTCTTCGTTTACAGGACTATATCTTTCTTTTAAACCATTATATTGATCAAGAAATTCTGGATAAGTTCTATTAGAAGCTATACAACGAGGAAGACTCTTTTTATTTTTAGGTGGTAAAAATCTTAAGCATTCTTCATAAGGGTTGTTAACAACGTAAAAGTTTAAAGAATTTTTTTCATTATTCCATTTTTTCAAGCTATTATTGACTCCAAAAAAGCAAATATTCTTATTTTTTTCTAATAAATTATGTAGTTTATTAAAATCGTACCCATCTGAAATTATTACTGCTGTTGTATAATTATGATTTTCTGGATCTGCCCATTGATATTTTCTAATATTATTTTGAAATTCATTTTTTAAAAATAAAAAATATTCAGTTTCTTTTATAGTTGAATTTATATCAATACTCGATGAAGTAGTGTTGCAAAAGTTTCTAATCCAAATATTGTAATTTGGTGTTTTAATATACTCATTATTTCTAATCTTTTTGTTTCTAGTTATCATAATATTAAAATAGTAAAAACTATTTACAGGGAACTATCGCAACACAGTTTAAGTTTTGCCCATCACCAGTAACTTTACTTATATCTAATTGAATTTTAACATCTATTGGGGCACCTTTATAAACCATCTCAATTTCTGGCTTTTCAGGCATTACCAACTGTATTGTAGATGGTATATTGCCCTTCAGTTCTATTACCGGAGGAATTCCCACAACTTGAATTTGATCTGGTATTTCTGATGCATTTAGTTTAATTTCTGTTGGGAAGTTGTCTGGAATTTTTAAACCAATAAATTGAGGTATATTACTTTCAAGTTTTATCACACTAGGAACACCAGAGGAATCTAAAAATATACTACTAGGCAATCCAGATGCATCTAATGAGATGGAGCTTGGTATTAGTGCTTCAGAGATTATTTTAATTTCTGAAGGTATAGACAACCCAGAGCCAGATATTTTTATTTCTTCTGGAATTTCTATCTTTATTGAAGATGGAATATCTGAAGAGTCAACCCTTATAGGCGGTATATTAGGAGACACTATATTAATAACAGATGGTATTCCAAGACCCTCAACTTCTATAGAAGCTCCGATAGATGGGTCTTCATTAAATCCTAAAGCACTTGGTGATCTAAATGGTGAACCACCACCACTACTTCCAGGACACTGAACAACAACTGTACAGACCAAGTTAGGCAATCCATTAGGTGTATCCTTTACAGTATACCAGTTCACATCAACTATCGGAGGTGGTGCAAATTGAATTTCTGGCATACCATTGTTTAGTTGATCTATATCAAACTTAATTGTAGGAGCAGGACCAAAACTTATCATAGAAGGTATATTAATAGGCATACCCCCAGTATCAATATATAATGGACCCAATGATATATAAGAGTTTATAGCTCCTTTAAGATCTATTTCTATTGGACTAATGTTTATTTGTGAAGGATTTATTGTTATAGTGCTAGGTATATTGATTGGACTTATATCTATTTTACTAGGTATATTAATTGGGCTTATATTGATATTACTAGGTATATTAACATATATCCCAGAAGGAATATTTATATTAGTAGCATCTAAACAAGGAAACACAATAGGAGGTATATTGTATTTATTTTCAAGTTCAATAAAAGGAGTTATTAATATTGGAGGTATTTCTGGGGGTGGAGGTATCGGTATCTCTAAAGGAGGATTAAACTCAGCAACAACAGGTTCTATGCTTGATGTTCTGTTTGTTGGCGTGATTGTTGTAGAGCAATTATCATTATAAATAGTTAATACCGGGTCAGGAATGGAGTTTGGGGCATATATGTGAGTCCCTTGCAGGACACTAGATGTATAATTTCCATCTCCAAAATCAAGTTTAAAATTTGTAAAAGTGCCATTAATATCCACAGAATAAGCTGTTAAAAGACCTGTTGTGGTGTTATTTTCAACAATAGTAAATGTAAAATTAATATCAGGACAATTAAAATCATCAAATATTACAGGAGTTTCTTCAAGATTTCTAATTCTATAGTCTAAACTTGTTTTATCTTGCGAAAAGTTTATTCCAATAAAATCTTGTATGCTGATTACAGCATCTACTGTCTGGTTGTGATGTTCGGCTATAACAAACCCTCTAACCATTTCTCCTGCAAAATTATATTTTGATGTTTCTCCTCCAATATTTCTAACACATTCTTTAAATTTGAAAATTCTTGATTGTCCATTAACCTCTTTTTTATCTACATTATTATAATAAAATAATTCTCCGCCTATGTTAGCAAAACCATTATCTGCCCAAACTTCATTATTCCCGCTGGGTATAATTTCAATTTCGTCTGCCCACGCAACATTATCTTTTGCTAAAACAGCTTCTGATGTATTGTAAACCAGAAACAACGTTTCATCTGAATCGTATTTTGCTGGATATAATGGGAGTGGTGGTGGCTTAGTCAATTTTTTTCCTCAATAAATAGTTGATAACCATTGTTTTTCTGCATTGCTACCGGGTCTTTTTCCTAAATATCTAAAAGTTAAATCTATATCATTAAATTTAATAAAAGATTTAGGGCTGTAGTCATAACTTATATAGACGTTATGATCTTCATCTGAGCTTGCAAATAATGTTTGATTTATATCATCAAATTTATCTACATTTGTGTCTTGAAGAGATTTAAATGCTGTGGATCCTACTCCTGGACCACCTGTTGTCCAAACTCCTGTAGTTGTATTGAAAACAGATATAGATCCAGAGTTGTTGAAAAAGTATAGAGCACTCGACAGTGATACAAGCTCTCCTTCTGATTTAGCTGGACCACTCATATCGTTTACCTTAGTTATATCGCTTATATAATTAGAAATAGTTCCAGATGTTTTATAGAAGTTTCTTATTCTAAAATACTCACTGCCCGCTACGCTAGATAGAATATAACCAGACCCATCCTTCCACGCAGATCTATAGAAGCTGTATCCTTCTGTCGGACAAGGTTCTTCTGTGCCAAGTATAGAATAATTTAGAATTTCTTCTGCTCCATTTTTAAAAGAACTACTGTTACAAACAGTAAAGGATTGATTATTAATATCTAAAGTGTGCAAAACGCTTTCAACTTCATAAGTGCTATTAGAACTAGCCGATTGGTTGTCTTTGCAGTTATTGAGCGAAGAAGAAGTGTCAACACCCAATCCTTTGCTTCCTAGTAAAAAGTAAATATCTACATCTGTTATAAAATAAATCCATCCCCACTGGCGACTAAGGGCAGCATTGCCTTCAAGTGCTGCACCGTATTCTGAATAATAGTCTCCAAATGCATTATATTCTTTAAATGAAATTTTTTCATTTAAAGGGTTGTCTTCTGCTTCTCTTCCTGTAGCCCAAAAAATTAATCCGTTCGTAGTTTTGTCCCCGGATCCTAAATTTCCAATTTTTGCAAATCCATTATTTCTATCGAACTCTCTAATTTTTCTACACTGCTCGCTGTATGTGTAGTATTCTTCTTCGCAAGCCTCACAAGGAGGTATAGCTTTTAAAAAGTTATTATTTTTGTCGCTTATTGCTTGAGAGCCTAAAGTTTTAAATGTTTCGCTTATTAAACCAAATTCATTTCCATTTAAAGTGAGGGCAGATCCTACTTTTGTAGATGTCCATAACCAAAGATTAGATTTTTCTATAACATCTATATTGGATTTAAATTTTGATATTCTATAGTTACCACTTTCCGTATCTGTTCTTAATACAACATCATATATTCCGCCAACACTAAATAAAGCTTTTGTATACTCTTGATTTAAATGAACTAAATCATCTTGTATCCCCCATGTATAGAAGTTAACGGGATCTAGTGTGTTTTCTCCATTAATTAAATTCCCACTTTCATCTTTTTTAACAAATATTGATATCGCTATATTAGTTGGAGATACAATAAGGCTGTCTCTTTTGTTCTTTGTATCTCCAAACAATAATTGAGATTCTGTTTTTATATAACTAACTTCTGCTTCTGATGGACAAAACTCTCTGACATTCACCACGTTTCTTAAGATGACGGTATCTTCTCCAAAGTCATTTTCTACTTTTAATGAAACATCATAGAAACCAGATTCAAAATAAGTATAGTTTACAACATCGTTTCCAAGATTAATATAAATTGTTAAACCATCTTGATTATCGCTTCCTGAGTTTAATAAAAATCTATATTCTGGATTTTGTTTAACTGAAGAAAAAGTTAATGTAAATTCATTTGAATTTCCAATTGTAGTATAAGTCTCCCAACTGTCTGTTGATTTTTGTAAAACGTAACTCTCAACAGGAGATAAAAAATTATTACTTGTTGTTGTTTCGTCTAATGAGAATTTAATTTTTGTTTTAACCTCCCCAGAGGAAAGTTTTTCAAAAGAATAAGATTTATAATAAGAAAAAAGCGTTTCTGAACTTGTATTAAAATTCCAAGTATGATGAATTGATTGACTTGTTCCGTCTGTTCCAAGTCTAAAGCTTAAATCATTAAATGTAACATTGCTTGGATTTAATCCTATTTTTTTATTTACAGAAAACCAAGCTTTTGGTGCCAGAACAAGATATCTCAAATAGTTTGTTCTTTGCTCTATTGTTCCTTCAAGGGGCAACCTTGAAACCTCTCCTTTTAGTCCTATGAATTTTTCTATATTTATAATTGCATCTTTCAAGCAATTGTGATGTTCTGCCATTACATTTTGTGTAATGTTAGTTATTTCTTTATATTTAACAACATCTATAAAGCCTGGCAATAGTTCAATTCCAGAAAAATATGCAGAGTTAGCAGAGATTATAGTTTTTGTTGTATAATAAAAACTAATTGCCCTTTTTTCTATTTCTTCACACTGGTCTGTGAGAGTAATTATCCCGCCACCATTGCCAGAATCTGGAAATCTATTTAATATTTCGCCATCTCCATAAACATAGATAACACTGTCTCCGGGTGTATAATCTTCTGCAAGATAGACTCTGAGATAATCATGAACTTCATATAAATTTGAATTATTATCAAAGTTTTTTGGATAATTGCTTAATGTCATTTTTTCCTAATCTATTACTATTTGTTCTTTTAAAAATGTCTTTTTTATATATTGGTTTTTAAATAAAATGAATACAGATGGATTGTATTTTGAATTTGCTGATGCTGATTCATACATGAAATGTATTGAATGTATGTTTGGATCTTTTTCAGTATAAGTAGATATAGTTTCAGGAAGCATTATGCCCAAATATTTAATGCTTCCCGTATCTTCGATAGAACCATCAAGTGTTATTTTGCCATCACCGCCGGCTGATACTGATAAAATATTTTTAATTTTTGTTATTACATTTCCATCTTTGATATAAACAAAAACAACTTTATAGTTTTCATTTATTTCTTTTATAAATCTTGGTTCTATAAAAATATCCGGATCTGATACGCTAATAATTTTGTAAAAATTTTTAATTACTTTTCCATTACCGTTAAAGTTCCAATATCTTTCTTGTATGTTGCCATCTGTTTGATCAACAAGTTCAAAAATTGTTGGATTATTATTATCCAAAAGATTATCCCCGCTAACAGAGTAACTACGTCCAGCTGTAATATTAGATACATCGTTTAATATAGGAAATCTTTGAGGACTATTTTTTACATAAAAAAAATTTTCTTTTAAAGTATTATCAACTTTAATGTAATTATTTTTTGTTACCAATCCTTGTCCGCCCAAAATACTAGCTACCACCAACTCAACACTATATGATCCTTCTTGTGCGTATGTATGAACTGGATTTTTTTCTGTTGAAGTATTTCCATCACCAAAATCCCAAAAACATCTAATCAAAGGACCATTTAAAGCGTTAGGAGCCATGCCCATGCTAAAGTTTTGAAAACTTACAGTAAGAGGAGCGGCACCAGATGTTGGATAAGCTCTAAATAGTGGTTTAGGTGTTAAAAATTTAGTTTCTTGTTTTTTTAATATTCCATTTAAAGATGCATCATTTGGATTGTTTTTTAGTCCTAAATTTACTTCCATTTTAATTATGGAATCTTTTACAGCATTATGATGCTCTGCACTAACAACATTAGAAACAGATGCTCCAATCATCCATTGATTCTGCCTGGATCCTGCAAAAGCTCTTACTAAATCTTTGAATGTGTTGCTGTTTTTAGATCCATAATAAATAAGTTCCCCAGAACTTCGGTCATCAGTTATTCTTAATATTCCTTTAGAAGGAAACTTTTCAGTTGTTTCTACAATTATTTTTTTTGCAGAATATGTCAAGCTTTGTCTAAGAATTGTTTCCGCATTATTTGCAACTTCATATAAACTTTCTTTTGAGTCTAAAGCTTCTGGATATAGGGATAAGTCGCCTGTAGTGTAGCCTGTTTGCAAACTATCAATTCTTGCCATTATTTTCCTCTATTTTTTTAAAATTATTTTGTAAATTTAATATATTTGACTGTAAATTGTTCAACTTGTTCAAAACTTGCTGTTTTATCGGTATGTCATCTGGCAACGATAACACCGTCTCCACTAACTCTGTATCTATATGATTCTCTAGTAAAATTTTAAGATTTATCTTTTCTAAAAGCTTGGTTCCCCAATAATCTTTTTGAGAATCAAGGTCATCAAAATGCTTTAATGGCTCTATTTTTTCTATGTTTTTAAATGTCTGTATAAAAAACTCACACTCTTCTTCTATAAACTTCTTTTTCTCCTCTAGTGTTTTTATAGTATTTTTAATACTTAGTGTTAATCTATTTATTTTTCTTTCTTTTATTTCTAGTTCTCTTTTTAAGAGATCATCAATATCTTCTTTGTTTTTTGTTTTATTTAATTTTAATAAATTAATTTCTTGAAGTTCAATTTTATCTTTTTCTTCTTCTATTTGAAGTGACAAGCCTTCAAGGTTGTCTTTTCTTGCTTGAAGCTCTTTAAGGCATTGCCACATTTTCGCTTGATTTGTTGGTTCTTTCCCAATTAAAAAATATTTTAATTGGAAGTAACTATGCCTAGAGATGATGTTGTGTGATGTTAAGTTTTCAATTTTTTCTATTAAATTATTCATATTTTCTCCTAAACTAATTTAGTATATTTTCACGAAAAAGGTTTGATGCTGTTGTTTTTTTGAGTATAATACTTCGCAAGGAGATAATAATGCAAGACAAAATTTTAAACAAAATAATAGCTGCAGATGATTTACATTGGTGTTCTGAGGATAACAGGTATGTAGCGATATCTGTTGAAGAGCTTAATACCATACTAACAAATGGTGTTGAAAGTGGTATAACTGATGAAAACGATCTTTATCAAATCGTAAAATGGGCAACCAATGCAAGAATTGGCGAATTACTTTTGAAAAATTTCATGGAAGGAAAAATTAAAGTGTTTAAAATTGATGAAAATGGAGAACCAATGTTCGGTTCAAATTAGAAATTTTGTCCTGCAATAAATCCTAAGTATGAAGTACCACCGTCAGTTGTAATAAAATTAAACACATCAATTTTTCCATTGGTGCTTGTGGTTGTGGGCGGTGATCCATTCGCCCATTTTATATTTGCCCCCCATGTCACACTTCTTTGTGTTCCATCTGCTGTAAATATTATGCTAAATCCGTGAGCAGTCCCAGACGCAGCAGGATTGTTAATTGTTAATGTTGTAATATTTGCATTTAATGCTACTAAGAAAATATTCGAAGTGCTAAGATCTAGAGTCAATATATTCGCTGAAATAGATACAGTATTTGTTACCTCTGTATAATTAGACAATCTTATTCCACCCAAAGTATTTGTGGATGGATTAAATGTAAACGCTTTACTAGTTTTTCTTATGCTGGCAGTTTGATTAGACCCAGCATCTGCAATAAAAACAGGATAATATGTTGCGTTATTAGTTGTATCTGTTGCATTTATAGTCGTAGATGGTCCTGCAACACCCTGAATTCCCTGAGCACCTTGTGTTCCTTGTGTTCCTTGTGTTCCTTGTGTTCCTTGTGTTCCTTGAGTTCCTTGTGTTCCTTGTGTTCCTTGGGTTCCTTGTGTTCCTTGTGTTCCTTGGACACCCTGAATTCCCTGAGTACCCTGAGCACCTTGTG